GTCGATATCACCCACTGCGCTGAATGGGCAATCACCAATGAACCAATCACTGCAATCTATCCGGCAGACTGACATTGACCACGCTATTTCCGCTTGCCTGTCCGGCTGCGCGCCTACCACACGACGCGCCTACGCCGCACAAATCGCACGTTTCCGTCTGTGGTGTCTGACATCCGGCGGCGCGGGCAGCGGCGGAGGCGGTTCCGGTGGCTCCGGCGGTCTCGACCGCCAGACCGTCTCCGCTTGGCTTGACAGTCTTTCTTCCCGTGGCGTCGGTGCCGTCGCGCTCAACCAGGCGTTATCAGCAGTCAAACGTCTCGCCGCGGAGGCCGCCGCGCTCGGCTGGCTTCCGTACGAGACACAAGTCCAAATCGCGGGCATTCGGTCGCGGCGCCGACGCGGCATCCGCACGGGGACCTGGCTGTCGTTGGCACAATGCCGGGAGCTGTTGGCAGCGCCGGATCGCGAGACGATGACCGGTAAACGTGACGCGGCGGTCCTGGCGTTGCTGCTTGGGTGTGGACTGCGGCGCGCGGAGGCGTGTAGTCTCTACATCGGACAGTACAGGCAGGCGGCCGACGGCACAATGACACTCCAGAACGTCGAAGGGAAGGGCAATCGGCTGCGGACGGTGACGGTGCCGGACTGGGCGGCGAAAGAGATAGACACGTGGGTGCTGGCGGCGGGAGTGACGGAAGGGAAGTTGTTACGGGGGTTGAAAGGAGAAACGGCACAATGAAACTGAAGATCAACGTGAATACAGTTGGTGACCTACTAGATGAATTGGCAAAGATCGCCAAAGATCCGACGCTTTGGGATGTACTCGACTCGGATATTGAGTCTTCGTCCGGAGGCACTATTACGGCGTTCAAAATCGTGCGGCGGACTTTGAGCGACAAGTCAGAAGTGCTGGATTTTGAACTGGTGGAGAGCTGACCGATGACCGCCAGCCTCGCGCCATCGACCGTCCGTGACATCGTCAAACGGTACGCCAGGTCAATCGGCGTCCCGGGGCTCGCGTGTCACGACCTCCGCCGCACAATGTCCCGGCTTGCGCGCGACGGCGGGGCGCCGTTGGAGGTTATCCAGGCGACGCTGGGACACAGCAGTATCACGACGACGGAAAGGTATTTGAAGACGACGGAGACCGCGAACGCGGGGGAGTGGATAAAACTGTGAAAGACGACGGCTTTGTTGTAGACCAAAACGGAGTTGTATGGTTCCCTCGCGGCATGATGAGCGCGGACTGTTACCGCCAGTTGTGCAAACAACGGCCGGAACTGACGCCCTACGAAGAGTTGCCGCTTTGGGACAGTCACGACCAGAACATCGTTGACGTGGATTGAAAATGAGCCAGCACGAAGAATACACAGACCCGCACAAATGCTGCCGGTGCGGCGGACACTCGGACGGGTTGCATCAATGTCCGTATGAATATGAGATCAACGACAACCCCGACGAACAGCACTGCAACTGCTGCGGGCGCTGTACGGTCGAATGCGGAGACGACATATGAGTGATAAAGGAGCGATCTCGTTTGCGGTGGTGTTGCACCTTGGGATTTGTCATCGGCACACTTTTGGGGCACCTGTTGAACTGGTACCGCGGGAGGCACAAATGAAAGCGAACATTGGATGGCAACTCGGATTCAACGCGCGCGAAAAGCGGATGCGGCGGCGGATCTCGAAACGTTGGAGCCGGGATTATCGGCGCGTTGACCGTCTGTTGAAACGGTTGATGACGGAGCGTCCAGCATGAAGATCAGACTTTCGCATGAAGACTTCACGTCGGGATGTGTAACCGACTCCCGGCGCTGGATCAGACGCGCTGTAATGAACCTACAGCACAAAGACCGTGTAGAAATCACACGGCTGACCTACGGCGGGTACGAGATGCACGATGTGGAAATCCAAACGTGGCCGCGCCGTACAACCTTGCCTCCCAGTCAACATTGACGCTATACTTCCCGTATGACGACGGCAACGAGACCGCGCCTCCAACGCACAAACCCTGAAGGTCCCGCGGCCGTCGTCTACCACACCGGCCCGCACCGCGGCCCGGTCCACCCGGTGTACGGCGACATCAACATCGGCGCGACCGCCGCGCTGCACGGAATGTCAACGTCTCACCTGGCGAAGATCCTGTCCGGCAAGCGGCGACCGAGCCTCGCGCTCATGCCGGCGGTCTGCACAATCCTCGGGAAGCCGGCGGCGGAAGTCATGGCGATGTACACGAGGCTGGACAAGCCGAAGCCGACGAAGCCGAAACGAAATAAAAAGCAAAAGCAAAACTGACAAGGAGTCTCAATGCCTAAGCCGATCCTGGACTTGGACGCGCCGGAAGACTTGCGTCCGAACGACGTCGTACCAACCACGAAGACAATCTACCTGTCACCACAGGACATCGCGTTCGAAGGCACAACCGCAGTCCGCCCGCTGCCGGACATCGACGACCCGAAGGTAGTCGAACTCGCGGAGTCGATCGCGCGCAACGGACAGATCGAAGCGATCACTGTCCGTCCGGCGATCCTGGACGCCGGAAACTATCCGTACCGTCTGGTCGCTGGCGGCGGCCGTCTCCAGGCGTGCCGGCGGATCGGACAGATGATTCGTGCGGAGGTGCATTACCTCGACGACGACCACGCGCGCTGGATCGCCTTCGACGAGAACTACCGGCGCCGGGACTTCACGCCGGTCGAACTGGCACGGTTGTTCTTGGCAGAGCGCAATCAGACGGCAGTCGGCGGCAGGGTCCCGCCTGACTGGTCGGTCGCTGTGTCGTCCCGCTTCCACGTCTCCCGCGCGACTGTCACTCAGCACGTCAACATGTTGGAACGTCTGTCCGACTCCCCGGAGTTGCTTGACGCCGTCCACTCCGGGCGGCTGTCCATGGACGCGGCGCTCGACCTCGCCAAGTCCCAGGGAGAGGAACGAGAGCGCGTCCGGGCGGCAGCGGAGGCCGCGGCGAAGGCGGAAGCAGAGCGAAAAGCCGCAGCGAAGGCGGCGAAGACCGCTAAGAAACCCGCTACGGCTGGCCGGAAACCGGCCAAGGCTGCATCGGCGTCGTCTGGGAGCGGTAACGGTACCCCCCAGGGCGCTGCGGTGGATCCTGTGGCGTCTCCCTCCCCTGCCCCGGTCCTCGGACGGCACGTCCGGCAGGCCAGACGCGAGACCGGTGCCGCCGCGGGCTCCCGCCGTCTCCCGGAACTCCTGGAAGACCTCTGCGGTCTCGTTCGACCGGGGTACCCGGCGCCGATGAATGCGTTCCTGTCGTTCTTCTGCGGGGAGTACGCGAAGGGCAAGGGGACGAAGGCGGGGCTGGAACAGCGGTGGAGGAACATCGCGGCGGGTGTGTGGGAGATCGGAGAGAAGAATCCCGCACAGCCGGTGAAGGCGAAAGCAAAGGCCGCGAAGAAGACGGCGAAGAAGACCGCCAAGAAACGAACAACGACCTCCAAATCCAAACCGTCCCGCTGACTTGTGACACGACGATACAGCGGGCCGCCTGGAGACACCAACGCCCGGGAAGAGGAAAGGCAATCGATCCTCTCGCCCGGGCGTTGGTGTGTCTGGTGGAATGTCTACGCGCTCGGCTGCGTCTGCCCTGCCGCCTGTACCTGTGACAGGACCTCCAGGATCGTCTCTCCCAGCCCAATGTACTTTGCGGCCTGCTGCTGGTGCTCGGGGTTCTTGACAGCCACGGTCGCCGCCGCAGCGACTACCAGCAGGAGATTGTGAAGCAGTGTGTTCAACGTTGAAGTGCTCATGCCGACAGCGTATCACTTGCCGGCGTCTCCAGTGGCACTGCGCGGACTTCCAGGCGGTACCCGTGCGCGACCAGAAAATCGGACACCGTACGGAAAGTCATCGACGACACGTTGTAAGGTTCACGTGGCCCTGTCAGTTGGGAAATCGACGACACGTGTTTCCCGGTCAGTATCGCTGACACCGACGGAAGCACCATTTCCCTTTCCATGGTTTCTCGGATTAAAGACGTGACGCGGTGAATCAGCGCGTCGTGTTCTTCTATCAGCAGCGGAGTGCGTTTTGCCATAGCAAGGCAAGTGTAATCCCATTTTAGGAAAAACTCAACCTCTTTCTGTTCTGTCCCATTATTCTCTCTTACGTACACAACTACAACAAATATATAGAGATGCAGGTGCTCTAGCCTTGGGACACAAAAACTAGGATTTCCCTGTAATTTTGCTCCGAAAGTCCTAGTTTTCGTCGTCCCAATCAGCAGCCCCCGTCTCAACTTTTCAGACCTCCGCGATCCTCGCCTTGCCGCCCGGCAGTCTCTTCATGACGACGACGTCTCCGCGCCGCTCTAAGGTCACCCGGGCCGCCCGCGCGACGTCGTGAAACTCGGACGTAAACCATACCTTCCGGTCTTCCCAAGGACCGCGGGAGGTCGAAACTTCGAGCGCTTTCATCTCGACGAGTTCCTCCAGCTGCCGGATAATCGTCGTCCGCGGTATCCGGGTCGCCTTCCAGACCGACGTGACATCCGTCTGTCCTTCAAGCGGGATACTCTCGATCACCCTCCGCCGCTCCAGCGGGATCGTGTCGATTGCCAGCCGGCCGGCGAGTTCGAACTCCGGGCGCCCTGGGGTGTCATGGTGAAACAAGTCCTGGTGCGTCCGGATGATCTGGGACAGCGCCAGCGATATCCGCGACGGGGACTCCGGTGGTGCCACACGGACAATCGGCCGCGATGGCGTCGAGTCCCGTGACACCCGGACCCGTAGCCAGGCGATCATGCGTGCGGTCGCGTCCAGTTGTTCCATTTGGTCCGCGGTCGGCATGTCGCTCTGCCGGCGCGCGCCCGCCAGCAGCTCCCCGACGAAGCGCTGCGACATCTCCCGGATGCGCGACTCCTTGCCTGCCTGGTCGCGGACCTTCTGCATGATCTTCGTCGGGTCCTGCGGGTCGCGCCAACGGACAGTCAGGAAGCGCTCACCGAGCCCGCCGAACGCGGCCCAGTGGTCCTCGAACTCGGGGGTTGCCGCGGCGACCACCGTGACTTTCCCCTGCCAGGACTTGTGATCGACGCCGGTGTCGGACACTACCTCGCCGTCCCAGATCTCGCGGAACTTCGCGGCGACCTGGATGCGGTGCTCGTACGGCATCGACGCGAACGTCGTGAAGTCTTTCGCGAGCCATACCTGTGACGGGCCGTCGCGGAGCAGAAGACTCGACTCCTTGCGCGGTGCGCCACGCTGCCGCCCGTTTTCCTGCCAGTTGGACAGAAAGCACTTGGGAGTGAAATCGCCGCGGAGGTGGGAGTCCGGCGCTGCGCGCAGGGAGTGGATCGCGATCTCTGTCTTGCCGGTGCCGGAGTTGCCGATCAGGAAAAGCCAGAGCGGCTTTTCGTCAGTATAGTAATGCGCTGCGACCGCGCAAACGCAGAGTTTGAGTGCCTGAAGATCCGGTTGCCAGTACCAGTTGTCTAGCCAGGAGGAAAGGAGATCCCAGGTTGCTTCTTGTTGGTTGGGCATGGTGATATACTACCTCCGTGCGTTTACACACGACAACCTGTTTTCAATGTGCGTAAACATTCTTGTTGACAGATTCCGGAATTCCGGAATAACATAATTCCGTAATGCAACAGACAAAGAAGAAGTCGGTCACGGTCAGATTGCCGATTGACATTCTGCGGTCGGTCAGTGTGGAATCCGCCCGGCGGGACATCACCCGGTCCGAGTTCGTCGAGCGCGCGTTGCGTTCCGCGTTGGCCCGGGCGGCGGTGAAAGCGAAGGTGGTGAAATGAAGACTTTTTCTGAAGCGTATTTAGCTGTGTTTTGCGCTGCGCTTGTTGGGTCGAATACCGACAAGGAAGTCAGCACCGGCGTATCGGTAAACATCGCCGAGTCGATTGCCAAAATTGCCGTAAACCGGATGATTCAAGCTGGCATCGTCATAGACGGAGCTACAGTTCCGAAACACTGGGACATTACCGTCTAAGGTACCTGCCTCGATGCCTGTCTACTCCGAGATCGCTCCGTCGTTACTGTCCCTGCCGGACAAGTTCTCGTCGTTCCGGCGCGAACAAGCCGAAGCGATCGACTTCTTCTTATTCGAATCGTTCAAACAGTTCACTGCGTGCGGTCTTCCTACCGGCGCAGGCAAGACGTTGTTCGCGATGGCCGCCGCCAAAGCGCTCGGTGTCAAAGCCGCTTACCTGTGTGCGACCCGCGGACTCCAGGACCAGGCGGTCCGGGACTTCGCCGCCGCCGGTGCCGTCGATGTCCGCGGCCGGGCGAACTACGAATGTACCGAAGGGTATCTCACCCGGAAGCGGTACACGTGCGCCGACGGGCATGACGACGGCTGCGTTAACGACGGCGGTGCCCGCTGCCCATACAACGCATCGGTCGAGGCGGCAAGGCAGTCGGACATCGTCGTCACGAACTACTCCTATTGGTTGCACGCCCGGAAGTATCAGGCGAACGCGCTCACATCCGACGACCGCCCGTTCGGGCTGGTGATTCTGGACGAGGTGCCGGAGGCAGTGGAACTCGTCGCGGACTTCGTATCGGTACGCTTGTCGGAAGAACAAGAAGAGTTGCCGGTCGGGGCGCAGGGAGATGTAGACTCCAGGTCCGGTATCATGCCGTCTGCTGTCTGGACCACGTTCGCGACGGAGCGCAAACGGACCGCCGCCGACGAGATCGCGCGTCTCCGGAAGGCGTACACGTCCGATGCCGACGCTGGCCGCGACCAACGTGTCCGGTACCTGCGCGAAGTGCTGGATTCCTGCGACCGTATCCTCCGAATGGACTCCAACTGGGTTTGGGAAGTCAGTCGCAAAGGTGTCTCCTTCACGCCGATCCGGCCGGGTCCGTACTGCCGTACCCTGTGGTCCGGCATCCCGCGTGTCCTTCTAATCTCTGCGACGCTGCGCCCGTACACGCTTCAGCTCCTCGGGCTGTCGGACGCCGACTACGACTTCCGCGAATGGCCTGCGGTCTTCCAGCCTGGACTCGGGCCGGTGTACTACCACCCGGTCGTCCGGCCCGACGGGACGCCGATCAAGCTGAACCACAAGTCCCCTCAAGAGGACCTGGACGCCGCCGTCGCGGGGTGTGACGCCTGGCTCGAAGCCCGCCAGGATCGGAAGGCGTTGATTCAGACTGGCAGCTATGAACGGGCGCGTGTGTGGCGCAACAAGTCGCGCTTCGGCCATCGGTTCCACGTGAACGAAAACGGGTACGACGCGATGCGTGCCGCAGAAGACTACCGTCGGGACACCGACGGCGCGGTCCTGTGCAGTCCGTCGTTCGTCGCCGGGTGGGACTTCGCTGGCCGACAGTGCGAACTCGTCCTCATCCCTAAGATCCCGTACCCGGACACCAGGTCCCGTGTCGTCGAGGAGCGGTGCAAGGACGGAGAGTACAGACACTACAGCGCAACGCAAGACATCGTCCAGGGTGCCGGACGCGCACGGCGGTTCGAGACGGACAGGTGCGAGGTTGTCATCCGTGACGCAGGGTTCCGATGGCTCCAGGGGAGTCACACGAACCCGTTCCGAGGACACGCGCCGAAGAGTTTCCGGGTACAGGAGATTGGAAGGATACCGGCGGCGCCGCCGCGCGTCAGGATTTGAGAATTTAATCTTGACTTACAGTCACAATTACCGTACGATTCATAACAACAACGACCGAAAGGAAAAGACAATCAGATGCCAAAAGCAAGTTCACTTCCAGAAGAGATGTACGCGCCGTCAGGACGCGGGTTCGTCGAAAAGGTCGGCACCGACCGTTTAGGCGAGGTCACCGGCGCGGTCGTCCGCTACCACCAGTGGCAGGCGAACAAGAAGACCGGCGTCCAGCAGGCACCGCTGACCGCGCTGTTCCTCTCCATCAAGGAGATCGACGCACAGGGCAACCAGACGTCCGAACCCGTCGATACGGAACTCGTCGTCGAATGGGGTCCGAAGGACGACAGTATAATCCGCGTCCGTCCGGGGAACGCTGCCAACTCCACCACCGACCCCGAGGACACTCGCGACGAGAACGGTAACCTGTCCCTCGGATCGGAAGGCAATACGTTCTACGTGGATGAAGGCGTCCAGATCAACCGGACGAACGCCTACGGGATCTTCGTCTCGTCTCTGAAGGAGAAAGGCTTCAAGCCGGATGTACTGCGCAACTCCTACATGCCGGACTTTGTCGGCCTGCGCGCGAAGTTCAGCCTGAAGCCGGGGAAGAAGAAGGACGACGGCACGGAGTTCAACGACTTCGTCGTCTCCGATATCATCCGGTTCCCGTACGAAGCCGCCGCCGCGAAACCTGCCGCCGCCGCCCCGAAGGCGAAGGCAAAGCCCGCAGCCGCTCCCGCACCTGCCGCCGCGTCGGCACCCGCTCCCGCCGCGGCACCCGTCGCCTCCCCCGCCGCTTACGCCGGAACCGACGACGAAATCTCCGCAAAGTCCGTCGCCTTCCTGACCACCGCGGTCGCCAAGCGTTCCGCCAAAGGCGACTCCACCTGTACGCACCAGCAGCTCGTCGCCGCGGCGCTCCAGGAAGTCCTCGCCGACAAGTCCCTCCCGAAGGACGACTTGAAGAAGTACCAGACCCTGATGAAGGACCGCACCTGGTTCCTCGAAAACGGAATCTCGTTCGGCGCCATCGCGGGAGACGGCGACCAGTTCATTCTGACGGCGTAAGAGACCTTCTTCTCCACTCTTATGCCGACCCTCGTCGAGGAGGTTACCGTGGACCTGGAGCGCATGGACTTGGACCATCGCGTCCCGTTGTCGCGTCCTGCGGAACCTCCTCGACGACATCCCGGACTGCACCTGTCCGGCGTTCTGAAGCACACTCTGGAATCCTCCCGTATGCCTGGGTGGGACAGGTACTCCAAGGAACTAGACGAGCAAAAGATTCCACTCATCTGGGCGCTCGGGCACGCTTGGGAAGAGTTCGTAGCGAGCCTGTACCCGGAGTGGATTTGGCAACCCGGCGAAACGTCTCGGGTGTTCGGTTCGTGTAGAGTCTACATGAACTGCGACGGGCTTTCGCCAGACCCGCGCGGGATGACGATCGAAGAAGCGAAGTACACGTCTTGCGCCGTCCGGACCGGCGCGGAATTCCTGAACGATTGGTTGAAGATTCAGCAAGGCACCGGGTACTGTCTCGGGTACGACGCAGTGTTCGTCCGGTGGCACGTGCTGTACAACCGGCAACCGTGGAACCCGGTGTACAAGCGGTTCCTGGTAAGGTTCGACGACAAGGATTTGAGACAGACGGAACGAATGATCTCCGCGAATGCGGCGGGTGCGGTGGAGAAAGGATACGAGGAGTAGACCATGCGGATCTCGAAGGTGTTGACTGTAACTTTGAATTCAGACGAAGTGCTAGCGGCAGTGCAAGCCTACCTGAACCAACGGATCGGGGAGCAACTACCAAAGAAGTACACCATTAACGGCGATTTTGGAGAGTATGCCCCTGCCGTGTTTGGATTCACAATCGAGGAGCACTCGTAGTCCATGGTCACCACCGCCCCCAAGACCATCCCGCTCCACAAGCCGGTAGACCTGGTAGACATCTCTTCTACCGAACCCGCGCCGCGCAAGCTATCCGTCGTCCCGTTCGGCGAAGGTGGCCGCGGCAAGACGCGCTTCATCCTGACCGCTCCTGGCCCAATCGGCGTCATCCCGCTGAACCGTAAATGCCGGCCGACCATCGAGAACTTCATGTCGTCCGTCTGCCCGGGGAAGAAGATCTACTTTCCGAAGCAAGACCTGATCCGGCACGGCAACCCGATGAAGACCGCGATGATGGACCCGTATTGCGAGAACAAACTGGTCAAGGTCGGTGTCTCGGAACCCGCCTGCTGCGCCCGCCACTACTACCGGTGGCACGTCAATCGGGTCAAGGACGCTGTCTGGACGATGGCCGAGAACCCGGACATCCGGACCATCGCCATCGACGACGGCACACAGTTGTACGAGGACATCCTGTACGCGCACTACGGGCGCGCGAACCGAATCTCCGACGAGAAGACGGTCTACGGTCCTCCGAACCAGGAGATGATCGACATCATCAACTCCATCGACCATAAGCACCTGATCTTCCCGCACCAGGCGAAGGACGAGTACAAAGGGAAGACAGCGACCGGCCGGGACACCGTCAAAGGCTTCAAGGAAGTCGGCTACTACGTGTCGGTCCTCGCGGAGTTCACCCGGGACGACGCGAAACAAGACTTCCACCTGTCCGTCCGCATGTGCCAGGAGAACGCCGGACTACACGGCGACGGCGGCCGAAACCTGTTGAAGAACGACGACATATCGTTCCTGAACCTGGCAATCAAGATCTTCGGAGAGGACGTGGACTATGCCGAATACATGTGACACGGTCGTAGACGGGCGCCTTCCCGACCCCGGGGAGCGCGTGGTCGTGACGCGTGCCGGCGACCGGGACAACGGCGCGAAGGGATCGGTCATCGGCGGGTTGACCAACCGGCTGTTTCGCATCCGATTGGACAACCAGACCGAGTCCCGGTACCTGTTCCGGAACGAGTTCGAAATAATCGCAAAGGAGGACCACGGGCTGTGACTTGCGAATGCGGACATCTGATTCAGGTACACGAGCACGAAGACGACGTATCCTACTGTCTCGGCGACAAAGGTTGCCAGTGCCGGGAATTCCGGTTGAAGACCTGGACGGAAGTCGAGACGATCCCGTCGGATTCGACCTGGGAGAGCCCTTCCGAGATGCAGACCGGCATCGAACTACCGCTTCTCGGGCCGTACCGGTTTGTCGTCTGGCGTCTGATCCGCCGTAGCGACTCAGGCGGGTACCTGTACGAACTCCGGCGCATCCCTCCCGCCGGCGTAGAAACCGGTGCGCTATGACCGAACAGGAGTTTATCGACACCGTGACTGCTTCCATGAACGCCCGGGTAGCCGGCGACTTGCCACGTGCCGTCCACCTCGCCGAAGTCGCACGGCACGCCTACCCGAATGAGGCCTCGGGCTGGCATACGCTCGCGCTCGCGGCGTCCGACGTCGGCATGTACGAGTACGCTCTGACTTGCCGCCAGCGTGCCGCTGAGTGTCTCCGTGACATCCCCGGTGGCGTACCGCCGGAACTCTTCCGCTACGCCCAGCAGTGCTGGTTCGGGTACGCGAACTCGCTTCTGCTCGCCGGACGTTGGCGCGATGCCTGGCCGTATTGGGAAGTCGGTCGCCTGGGGTACTCCTGGTCGCCTCCGGAAGGCACGACGCCGTGGACTGGCGAGGACACTGATGCCGGTCTCCTGGTCGTCTGCGAAGGCGGCTACGGCGACCTGTTCCTCTTCGCCCGGTTCCTGTGGCCGCTCCGGGTACAGTACCGCGGACGTATCGGCTTGTTTGTCCGTCCCGGGACGGAGGACGTGATCGACTGGAAGTCTCTCGGAGTAGACGACGTCTACCCGCTCGGGACGACGTATCCGATCAGCGAGTACAAGTACTCGACGTCAATCATGTCGCTGCCGGCGGTACTGGGGAAGTACGACACGCCGAGTGTCCCGGAGATGTCGCTTTGGGGTAAGGTGTCGCACAGGAATAGCCCACTCCGCGTCGGGCTCTGCTGGCGATCCGAAGAGAACCAGACGAAGCGCCGGTTCCGGTCGCTGTCTGTCGCCGACGCGTCCTTTCTGGCGGAAGGGCTCAAGCGGCGCGCGCCAGACTCGGACATCTACTCGCTGTCCCCGGCCGGTAAAGACATCCATACGGCATCGGTCCCGTCCGACCTACCGTCCGGCATCGTCAACGACTTCTCTTCCATGCGGACCTGGCGTGCTACCCAATACTACCTGACGACCATGGACCTCGTCGTCACAGTAGACACGGCAGTCGCGCACCTCGCGGGTCTCGTCGGTGTCCCGACGCTGTGCCTGCTGCCGCTCAACGTCGATTGGAAATGGCGACGGACCGGCGACACGTCCATCTGGTACGGTCCGCAGTTCCGGCTGTTCCGGAATCAGCTTACCCTTGACTGGCAAATCGGACGGATCGTGGACACGGTAACGGAGACGATATGCAACTTGCGATAACAGTGACGGCGCAGCGCCGCCCACAGCACCTCGCGCGGTGTCTGCGGTCGATTTACATTACGCGTTCAACAGCAGATCCGCTGCCGCGCCGGTGGGATAGTGTGGACCTCTATGTATCAATCGACGAGTCTGAAGTTCCAACGGAGTCCAATAGATGCGTGGAAACGGCGCGCCGACAGACCGTGGCTGTATGGGAAACACGGTTGAACTCTCCGGCGTTTGGGCTATGGGAGCGTGAGAACAACGCGTTTCGCACGTACGAATGGGCATTCGAGACTTCTGGCGCCGATGCCGTCCTCGCAGTCGAAGACGACTGTGTCCTGTCCCCAGACGCGCTCTTGTTGTGCGACTGGTTCCTGGCGCACCACGCCGACGAGTACCTGTTCCTGAACCTGGGGCACGCCGAGACCGAATGGTCCGCCGCCGGTAAAGAGAACGACCTCGTCGAACGTACTCGCATCACCTCCCCTTGGGCCTGGTGCTTCACCCGCACGGCCTGGGAGTCCGTCATCCGCCCGTCCTGGCAGTGCAAGACGCTGCCTCCCCGCGGCTGGGACTGGTCCCTGTCCTACCTGATGGCACAGCGCCACTTGAAGGCTCTCGTCCCCGTCCTGCCGCGCGCCTTCAACACCGGGCGCGAACTCGGAGCGAACGGTGGCGCCGACGTGTACGACCGGACGCTCGGCCGGATGCCCTGGTCGGACGGTACGTGGTCGGACCCGGACGGGTACCAGCTGGTGCGCGCGGCGGACAGCGTGCTGTCGTGGAGAGACCCGGCGTGGAACGCTGAAGCAGAGAAAGACGGAGTGGTGATTTTATGAGCTTGAAACTCGACCTCGGTTGTTCCGACCGCGCGCTCGACGGGTACGTGTCCGTGGACCTCGTGCCGCCGGCTGACCAGATCGTCGATCTGGAATCCCTTCCCTGGCCCTGGGAGACGTCTTCGGTAGACGAGATCCGGGCGCACGATATCTTCGAGCATCTTGCTCCGTACATACCCGGATATCCTGACAACGTGGTCTTGCGCTATCCGAAGATCGCCGTCATGAACGAAGCGTACCGTGTCCTTCGCCCCGGCGGCATCCTCGACTTGTTCGTCCCGACAACAGACGGACGCGGTGCCTTCCAGGACCCGACACATAAGACGTTCTGGACGCCGAACGACCTGTGGTACTTCTGCGACGCGCACGCGGAATGGCGACGTTTCCATGTCGCGTACGGGATCACGGCGAACTTCCGGATCGTCGAGGCGTCGCACCGGCAATACGGACGGACGGAGGACAACGTGTGGAAGTTGAAGGCGGTACTGGAGGCAGTGAAATGAACGGATGGATCGGCGTTGACTTAGACGGTACGCTGGCCGAATACCACGGCTGGCCGAAAGATGGAAGTATTGGTGCTCCGATACCAGCGATGGTTGAGCGCGTAAAGCGTTGGCTAGCAGAAGGGCGTGAGGTGCGAATATTCAGCGCGCGCGTTTGGCCGTGGGGAACTTCCGCGCAAAACGTGGAGGGGAATCGGGTGATGGACTCGTCGCGCCAAATAGACCAAATCACTGCGTGGTGCTCGCAGCACATTGGCCAAGTTCTGCCCGTTACTTGCGTCAAGGACTACGGCATGATCGAACTTTGGGATGATCGAGCCGTACAAGTACGTCCCAATACCGGCGAGCCCGTCGGGGAAAGCACAAGGGGGTTGTAATGCGTGTCCTCGTCTTCGGCGCATCGGGCATCGTGGGACAACACCTCCGACTCTCCCGCCCCGCCGACCCGTCCGTCGCCGTCTCCTGGTACCGTCGCCACGCCGACCCGATCACGCGCGGCTGCGACGTCACCAATGTCATCCAGCTCCTTGACACGCTCACCGCCGAGAACCCGGTCGCCATCGTCAACCTTGCAGGCGAGTCGAACGTGGACATCGTCGAACGCGATCCGGACAAGTACTACGGACTGAACGTCCTTGTCCCCTTCCGGCTCGCCGAATGGTGTCACAAGCACGGGTGCCGGTACATCCACATCTCGTCTCAGGCGGTCTTCGCCGGCGACAACCCGCCGTACGGACCGGACAGCCTCACCGCGCCGGTCAACGAATACGGAAGTCAGAAACTCCGTGCGGAGATCATGACCGGCGGATTCGACGAGACGACGATCCTGCGTCTGTCCTTCGTCCTGGGTGTGCGCCCACTGCCGCATGTCGGCCGCAAGAACCCGCTAGAGTCGATGTTCGACGGCACGCAGCCGAAGCAGGTGTGCGACCGCTGGTTCTCGCCGTTGTTCGCGCGGGACGCGGCGGAGTTCATCTGGGATGAGATCCTGGCGCCGAGCGGACAGAAGATCCGGCACGCGGGGATTCCGGAGAAGTGGAGCCGGTATAACATCGCAACGCGGATACGGGTATTGAACCTACCTCCCGCAGCAGTACACCCGTATCCGCTGCCGATCTCCCACGACGACTTCCTTGACACCGCGCCACGTCCGATCAACACGGCGTACGACGACTCGTCGTGGAATCCGGTCAGTCTTGACACCGGGCTCCGTGAATGCGCCGAGATCCCCTTTGGCCGCGCCGCCGAACTCGCGTTGTTCTTCGGTATCTCTGAAACCGAGGCGTCCAATCGACTTGCCCGCGGCTTCCCCGCCCTGCACGCCGCCGTCGCCGAAGACTTCCGCCGGTCCGGCGCCTCAGAGTCCGACCCGGACAGTCTGCTCCGGTGGTACCGGGAAACCGACTCCTACATCTGGGAGCTATCGGCGTACCACGACGACCCGGGGTTCAACTACTCGGGGATGTGCGCTGGAATCGCCGCACGACTACGTACAAGTGGTCTGGAGTCGATGCACCACCGCGTGCTTTGTCTGGGGGACGGCATCGGCGATCTCACAATGGAGATCCGCAAATCCAACGGGCAGTGCGCCGTGTACCACGACCTACAAGGGAGCCTGACCAGCCGGTACGCCCACTTCCGGTACTGGCGCGAATTCGGCGATCACATGCCGCATCAAGAGACCGCAGGCTGGAGCACAATCGAGATCGGAATGATGGCCAACTCGTTCGACGCCGTCGTCTCCCTCGACTTCCTCGAACACGTCCCGAACGTCGAGGACTGGGTACGCGCGCTCCACGCGGCGCTCGTCCCCGGCGGGCTGTTCTGTGCGCAGAACGCGTTCGCCTGCGGCTCCGGGCCGTCCGGGTCGATCCCGATGCACTTGTCCTGCAACGACCGTTTCGAGGCGGACTGGGACCCGATGTTGTCGTCAATCGGCTTCGAACAACTATCTTCTAACTGGTACCGAAAGAGGTAATCCAAAATGCAAGACCGAGCAGTTTTACCGTACGTGGTTGTGATTTGTGTAGACTGTGGCGCAGAGATGGAACGGAGCCGGGTACGTGCCATCGTAATCCATACGTACCCTGACACCGATACGCGAACGCCAGTTGTAGAGTACAACTGCCGGACAGTAGGGTGCAGTTGTAAGGTGTTTGTGGAGGGCCGATGATAATCCAGACCAAAGACACGACCGGCACCCCGAATGGAACGCTGATGCCTTTGTGGTCTGCCGCCGACAAACTCGGCCGACTGTACACCCCACAGCAGGTCTACGCCGTCACGATCCCGCCCGGCGCAGTCAAAGGTCCTCACCTGCACCGCCGCCGCTGCGGGTACTTCTTCTGCTTGGCCGGTCACGTCCAGTTGACCGTTAACGCCAAGCTCCCGGACGGCGCCCGTTGGGCGAAGTTCCACGACCGGCGCGAGTACCGGACGTACGACATGTATGCAGGCGACGGTCCGGTCCTGGTGCTTCCCGGCGACCCGGCGGAGATCCGGTGTGCCGGGGACACCGTCGCCATCGTAGTCAACATGCCGGACCGCCCATGGACGGCGGAGGACCCGGACGACCACCCGGACGACCCGCTGGTCAAGGAATGGAACCCGACGAACGTCCGGTTCGTGGAGAGTCTACATGGCGCGTAGAAGTGGTGACAACGGATATGCCCCGGGGTGGTGTATTCATTACCGCGGCGCGCACGATCACGAAACCTGCGAGAAGGAAGTTCGGTATGACAGCTTCCAACCGAGAAACATGAAAACGCAGCCGTGCTTCTTGGACAGCAAAGGACAGAGCAGCCCAGAGGCGCTTCCATGTCCGCACCTTAGACGCCCAACCTTAGAAGAGATTGCCGCACACAAAACGTACGTATCAGACCGTCTGGAGAAGTTGACATTGGGAATGTGTTTGGTGCGTGACGACGCAGCTAAGAACGGTCTGCGTAAGGGGCGTGGCGGCCGTGGTTCTGTGACGTGCCCGGTCTGCCGGAGTGGCACCTTGTCCTATACGGTCGCGTCGTACAACGGGCATATACACGGACATTGTTCGACAGACGGGTGTTTGTCGTGGATGCAATAACTACGGAGGCTTATAGTGGCTAGACGACTCGACATCGGCGTGTGCGCGTTTGGTCGCCCGGACCTACTCCAGAACACCCTGGACGGCATCGTCCGGACGTGTACGACGGACTGGCGCGTCATTGTTGTAGACAACCCACATCCGGTCGATGGGTACGCGACAGCGTCCTGTAACATACGCGTCGAAGACGTAATTATACGGCCACCATTGAATATTGGGTACGCGGGAGCGGTACGGCGCGCACAGGAGCGCGCTGAGACGGAATACATCGCCTACCTCGACCACGACGTCTCTCTCCTCACCCCTGGCTGGGACGAGACCCTCTGTTCCCTTCTCGACCGCCACCACGAAGTCGGCCTCGTCTTCCCGAACGGTGGCGCGTATCCCATCGACCGCGGCGACTACCAGGAGGTCATGTGGTCCCCCGGGTTCGCCTGGGTCCTGTCCCGTCTCTGCATGTCCGAGACTGGGCTGTTCGACACGACGCTTGGCCACCAGGAGGAGTGCGACTACGCGCTCCGTATCCGTATGGCCGGCTGGCGTTGCGCCGCCGTCCCGTCCGTCCGGGTAGACCACCTGGCGAACGCGACGAATGACCCGTCGCCGGAGTCATCGGAGCGGATCGCGAAAGGCGTGCGCGCGTTCGTGGACAAGTGGAACCGGTACTTCAACGGAAAGAACTTCAACTACCATTCGCCGAACGTGACGCGCTGGGACGACTGGCCGCCGAACGCGCTGTACCTGGAAGAGTATTGGAAGCTGCGAACGCCGGACCTAAACGCGAACCCAGAGCCGTACGCGGGTGACGACGCACACGAACTTTTACGCGTGCCGCGCTTGAAATCGTTCTACAATTCACGGATAATTTAAATTTGGACGGAAAGTCACAATTAAGAATAATAAACCTATGAGACCGTTGTGCTCCGCTATCCTCCGTGTAAAGAACGAGGCTAAATGGATCGACGAAGTCCTCCGCTCGATCTACCCGGTCTGCCACCGGATCTTCGTCCTGGACGATCACTCGACCGACGAGACGGCGACGATCTGCTGGCAGTTCCCGAACGTCACAGTCTTCGACTCGCCGTTCGACACACTCGACGAGTCCCGTGACAAGGAATGGCTGTACCGCCGTGTCCTCGACGCCTACGGCTCCGGCCCGCACGGCGTCCACTGGCCGGAGTGGATCTTGGCCATCGACGGCGACGAAGTCCTCGACCGCCGCGACATCTCCCGTCTCGTCTCCCTGATGACAGACTACCCGGACGCCGTCGCCTGGAAGCTCCGGATCATCTACTTGTGGAACGACAGGCGGCACAAGCGCGTCGATGGCGTCTACGGACAGTTCGCGCGGCCGAGTCTTTGGAAGGTAGTCAATCCGGCGTTCGGCTTCTTGTCCACTCCCTGGGGACGAGACCCGCAGACCGGAGAGCCGGTCAACTTCCACTGTTCGTCGATCCCGCAGGAGTTGCTCGCGTCGGCTGAGTGGTCGGAGGTCCGTCTCAACCACCTCGGGTACATGGACGTGAACGATCGGCTGCGGAAATACCGCTGGTACAACGAAATCGACGCGGGGAATCCGGCGGAAGACGGATATCGCCATGTGGTACAGGGCGACGTAGAGGAAGTGCCGGCGGGCGCGAAGTTGATGCACGCGGGGCCGCTGTGTTTGGTGGAGGTGGAGTAACTGGTTATGTGGGTATTTATCATCGGATTCTTCATCGGTGTTATGGGCGTGTTGTCGTACAACTACCTGAATACAGGTTCTCCATGGAGGCGACGTTAATGCCGACGATTATCATTCCGACGAACGACGAGCGCTGCTGGCGGGAGTGTGTTGCAGCGGTTAGGAAGAACGAGCCGTGGATTGACTATTGGGGCTTTGCTGCCGCTCCCAATGGGTTTGAATTCGGCAGCAGCGCACCTTCAGCGTTTCATTTGGTACGTGGTCCGTTTTGTTTTTCTAAATCAGTAAACCACGTCATTAAGGCCAGAGCGCCGCGCACCGACAACGGTGTCCTTATCCTCAACCACGACGCCCTCCTCGAAACTCCCGGCGGATTCTCTTCTCTGATCGCCTGGACCGACGCACACCCGGAGTACGGGGTGATGTCGGCGGCGGTCCGTGGGGCGTGCTGTAATCCAATCCAGACGGCGTTCGACCCGAACACGGGCGGCGGCCACGATGTACAGCGCTTCGGCCCGGTAGTCGATACCGATGTCACTGTTGCTTTCGTCGCTGTCTACATTCCACGTCGTACTTTGGACACTGTGGGTCTTCTATGCGAAGAACTTACAGGGTATGGATTTGATGATGATTTGTACTGCGACCAAGTCCGCGCCGCCGGTCTACGCGTTGGCGTCTACCACGGCTGCGTCGTCGAACACGGCAGTCTCCCGTCGTCGTACCGCACCCGTCCGGACTGCCGGGAGCTGATGGACTACAACCACAGGCAGTACCACCGGATTGTCCGGGAGCGCGGGCTGACGGAACACTCGACGCACATGCGCTGGTGTCAGGAGAATTTCTGACTTGTCAGCTGTCGTTATCGACGACCGGGAAGACCCGCGGCTCGTCCACGAACTCGCCCGGTTCCAGGTGCCCTGCGCTACCCTCCGTCTGGAGCACGGAGACGCCTACTGGCAGTCTTCCGCCGGCCTCCTTGTCGGCTGGGAGCGCAAGCGCCTCACCGACCTGGTCGCCTGTATCAAAGACCGCCGTCTCGCCGGCTCCCAGCTCGTCGGAATGCACAAGACCTACGACCGGGTAAATCTGGTCATCGAAGGGATCTGGCGCCCGACTGCTTCCGGTACAGTCGAGCAGTTTAACGGCGGCGGCGCCTGGCACCCGCTGCACTTCAAGTCGGAAGGGATCTCGTACCAGGCAATCGACGGGTACCTGGAGTCCCTGTCCGAGATCGGCGGGGTGCGCGTCTGGCGGACCCAGTCCTTCCAGGAGACCGCAGCGCTGTACGCGTCCCGCTTCCACTGGTGGCAGCGCCCGTACGACTCCCACCGGAGCGTAGACGCAATCTACTCGCCGGACCCGGAGTTCCAGCGGCAAGGGAAGGTAAAGATGTTCCGGGAGGCGACGCCGGTTGTCCAGGCGGCGGCGCTTCTGCCGCACGTGGACGCGAAGTCGTGGTCGCTGGCCGTGCAGTACGCCTCCCCAAGGGACTTGTATAACGCGGACGTCGCGGACTGGCAGCGGACGACCTGGACGGACTCGTCAGGGAAAGAGAAACGATTCGGCCGGAAGGTCGCAGAGGAGATTGTCGGATGGCTACGCGGCCGAAACGGAAGGTAGGTCGTCCGTTCCCGACCGGCGTCCGGCATCCCCGGTGGAAGTACGGCCAAGTGCTGAACGAGAAGGGGTATGTCCGCTTGAAAAGTCAGCCTGACCGTGGAATGTACGAACACCGTGCGTTGATGCGCGAGTTACTCCGGCACCGGCGTATCTGCGCCTCCTACGTGTTCCCGGCTGGGTCTATCGGCCGCGACGGACTGCCTGTCGGGTTCTCGGTGAACCACTTCGACCAGAACAAGACGCACAACTGTTTTGGGAACCTGCAACTGCTGCAAAACTGCATTCACAGCGCGATCAGCCGGTCACGCTGGAAGTACATTCAGTCTCACATGGAGGAGTTTATCGTGTGGTCACAACGCCAATTCGAGTCGGAGGTGCCGTTTTGACCTCCTGGCCATCCCGCCTCCCACTCGGCCCGGTCGCACGCCGCCGCTGGTTCGGCTTCATTGTCGAACTTCTGCCGTCCAGCCGGAACGCCGCAATGAAACGGCTGCTTGCCGCCAAGGACACTACACCCAATGTCGACACCGCTCCCGTGCCCAACTCCCTGCCCGACCTGTCCTCGCAAGTACCGTCCACTCCCCGGTGACGGCTCGCTTCCCTCGCGCTTCCTCGCCATCGGCGAGCGCCCAGGGAAAGACGAGAACTCCGCCGGTCTTCCGTTCGTAGGCGTCTCGGGCCAAGAGCAGAACGAGACGTACCTGCCGCTCGCCGGTCTCCGCCGGTCGGACATCCGGTTCACCAACGCTGTCCAGTGCTGGGCGGACAACAACCGGACGCCGTCCGCGAAGGAAGTCTCCGCTTGTGCTGCGCACCACCTCCCGGCGCACATTGCCGCCTGCCGCCCCGAGGTCATCTTCTTGATCGGCGGCTCCGCCTGCCGTCTCTGTCCTGGGATCGTGCTTGACGCGCAGCACGGCATCCCGCAGCACACACGGAAAGTCGGCGGTCCGTCCGGCAGTCTCTTCGGCTGGTCCGGCTGGGTCGTCCCGATGTGGCACCCGGCGGCTGGCCTGCGTGTCGGCAAGGTCATGTCCCAGTTGCTTGAGGACTGGGCGTCGGTCGGCCGGCTGCTCCAGGGCGGCAACGGCGCGTTCTCACCAGACCCCCCTACACCAACGACAAACTACCGGATCTGGCGTCGTGGTGCCCGTCCGCAGTCTTGTTCGACCACCTACCTCCCTGGAGTCGATACGGAGAGCCACGGCGCGCGCCCGTACAGCATCCAGGTCGCTGACTCCCCTGGGTCGGCGGTCCTATACCCCGCAGGCGACCCGGAGGCGCTGGACGCCGCGGCGCGGGCCATCGCCGACCGCGAGATCGTCATGCACCACGCCGGACACGACGTAGACGAGTGCGCCCGTATGGGCGTCCGGATCGCCAGGTACCGGGACACCATGCAGGAGGCGTACCACCTTGGCACACTCCCCCAGGGGTTGAAGTCGCTCACCTACCGGCTGTTCCGGCATACGATGACCTCCTGGGAGGACACGGTTCGCCCGGCGAGTATCAACGCGCTGCTGTCGTGGCTGTCGGAGGCAATCGTCGTCGCGCGGATGGACCTGTACGGGACGAAGACCAGGACGTTCAAGACGTGCGTCTGTGGTCACGGCGAGGCGGCGCATTGGACGGCGTCACACGCGTCGAAGTGCGACTGCCCCGGGTTCGTCGGCCGCACTGAAACCGAGGAAGTCGCCGGAGACACCGAGCGGTTGTTCAAGCGGCTCATAGACCACTCCAGTCCAGCACCGGACTCGGAGTACGACCCGTGGGAGCGCTTGTCGGCGTGGCGTGTAGAGTCTACATCGGACTACGGACACGTCGTCGCGCGCTGCGGCGAGTACCCGATCCTGGGGATTGGCAACTGTACGGAGGCACAGGCGGTCGCGTACGCCTGTGGCGACGCTGACTGGACAGCGCGGGCGGCGGTAGAGTTGGCGCGACTGCGTGAGGAACGCGCGATACATGTCGCGCCGGGAGACGAGGACCGATAATGGCGCTTTTTGGTGGAATTCAACTTCCTGGAAAACCGGATCTGGAGAACGTAAGAAAGTTAGACCTTTTATGTCTTCCCATGATCTCCCGCATGACCCGCGCCGGAGTCGCCATCGACCTCCCGTACCTCGCGGACCTGTCCGTCGAATTCGGTCGCGAAATGGCTGAACTCCAGCGCGATATATCCTCCTACATCCCACCCGACGCGCTCGACCGCTTCGTGGACGCCTCTACTGCCGAAGACGACGCTACAGGTCGCGCGATACCCGTTGAAATCAACGCGAATAGCGCGGACCAAATCCGTGTTTTGCTTTACGACCTGCTTCGTGTTCATTTAGGTAAGAACATCAAACCTACAGCGAGCGGCAAGCTGTCTACGGGTAAGCGCCAATTAGAACTATGTCGTGAGCACCCAGTTGTAGCGAAGGTGCTGGCGTATCGCGAATGGTCTAAGCTAAAAAGCGCTTTTGTGGACGCGCTACCTAAACTGGCGAGGTTTCACCCACGGGGTGCATCTTGCCCGTTATGTGAACTCCCACATGACGCGCCGACTTGGCGGCTCCACGGGGACATTCTGACTACGCGTGCGGCAACCGGGCGCCTATCGATGAAGAAGCCGAATCTTCAGCAGATACCGACACGCTCTAAGATCGGGCAACGTGTTCGCGCTGCTTTCATCGCTCCTCCCGGCAAACGTTTCGTTTCTTGTGACTTCTCCCAGATCGAACTCCGTGATCTGGCACATCTGTCCAACTGTTCGTCAATGATTGACGTGTACCTAAACGACGGAGATCTACACGACGACACCTGTCATCGTGCGCTCGGTGTCCCATGGGACGAAAAACCGGACAAGTACAAACACCGCATGGGAGCGAAACGCGTAAACTTCGGCATACAGAACGGCACTACCGAAAAGGGGCTCTATCTGCAACTGGTAATGGACTTTCACGCCAACGGTTTAGAGATCCCGGATTGGCTCACTGAGGAGTGGTGCAAGAAGTTTATTGCGGACTGGTTAGAGTCCCGCCCGGAAGTACAGAATTACTTCGAACTACAGTGGTACCGGGCGCGACGATACGGCGCTACATGGGACGCTTTCGGGAGGACCCGCTTGATACCCGAAGTCAAAAGTATGCACCGACGCGTGCGTCAAGAAGGGTTACGTCAAGCACAAAACCTACCTGTGACATCGACGGCGGCTGGTCACTTGAAGCTCGTCATGGGTGAACTAGACGAGACATTCCGTCGGTTGTACGACGGCGGTATCTACGTCTGGCCTTTGTTGCCTGTACACGATCAGGTGATCGTTGAAGTAGAAGAGGAATGGGCAGACACGGTTGGCGTTATCATGTCTGACTGTTTCGCCAAGGTTGCACACGATAAAGAGACTGGCGAGAACTTATGGCGCGTGCCAATCAAGTCGGATTGCGAAATTACGACGCGATGGCAAAAGGAAGAGTAAACCGAATGCAACACGAAGATCTAACCGACGACCAATCCGAAGGCAAGTCGAAACGCCTCCGGTCCGCTTCAAACTCGAAGCTGCCTGTCGCCTCCGTCATCCCTGACCGGGAGGAGTTCAAGCGCGCCGTCGCGCTCCTGCGCGAGGCCGGCAAAATAAAAGTCGCGATGTCCGAAGGCAAGGAACGCCTGGACGAGATCGAGATGGAACTGCACTGCTTGTGCGTCGCCTACGATCTCAACAGCGGACTGCGGCATGGGCTGTTCGGCTTTGAGGACCGGGGGATGAAGTCGAAGTCCACGCTGAAGAAAGACAAGCTCGTCAACCTCTTGTCCGAGTTCGGCATCCCGGCCGCACGCTTGTCCGAGTGCTACGAGTCCGGCTCCGAATTCCTGGACACGCGTATTACCGCTTTCGACCTGGAGTAGACACCCCGCCGCCGTCGAGCAGCTGGTCCATTCGGTCTCCCAGCCGGTCTACCGACTTCTCTAGCCGCTCGACCTTCGTCTGTACCGCCTCGATCCCGTTCGTCTTCGCTTCCAACGCGCTGACCCGCGTCCACAGCGCGCCGCACGCAAACGCAATCGACAATACGAACGCCAGATTCACGTACAGGATCGGGTGCGGTTTAGCGGTTGCCTGGCTCTGGAGCGCGAGCACCAGTTCCTTGACCATACTCCCGGTGTCCAGCTTCACCGACTCGCCGAGTTCTTCCATGAGTGCAATCTCCTGCGCAATCTCGTTCAACCTGTGTTCAAACTGAGACCGAGACCCGTGTGCCGGCGAGTCAGGTGCATACGCTAATCCTGAACGTACCATACGGACCGATAGTGACGCATCGGACGGGATCGTGTCTGTCAGGATAGGACCGGATAGTGTGGATTCCAGGTATTCACCCGGCATTCGTCTGACCTCGTGCCGCCGGAGGAGACTGCGTGTGCGGTGCCGCCACCAGTGAATGGTTCGCTGCGCCACGCTGCAGAAAGTTGTACAGCCACCGGTACCAGCGGCTTTCCGGCAATGGCGCGGGCATTGTGGACACGGCGGTAGAGAACAACCACCACGCGGTCGGCGTGCCGATCCCAAGTAGGACGTGGGTTAACGAATCCTGTGTCATTTTCCGTACGGTCCTTTCCCTACCCCGCGCATCGCGCGGACGATGTCGGCGCGGCCTTCGGCAGCTGTCCGGCTGAGCCCTTTGCCACGGAATGCAGTGTACCCAAGGGACTTCGACAACTCGTTCAGTTGTTCGTCTGTCAGCATCTCTGGGTTCGCTGCTTCTTCCGGCGTAAAGCCGACTTCCTTCAACTTCTTGCCGATGGCGACAGACTTGTTCCAGGCGTCGGCGGCGACTTTGTTGAAGCCGATCTCGCGCTGGGACACCGTCCCGCCAGGGGTTCCGGGTGCAGGCATTCCAGCCGGTTTCGGCGGTGTAGACTCTACACGTGGTGCCGCCGACGCGCTCCCTGTCCCCTTCCCTCCCGGCGTCATCCCTTCCCTCGCCGGACCGCGTCCCTTACCTCCGACGCGCGGCGACGGCGCCGTAAAGTCCGGACGGCGCTCCCCACCGTACTGCATCTTCTTGGCGATCTGCGGGTTCGGCTTGAACGGTTCCGGTGCCTTCGGTGCGTCCGCCGACTTCTCTGTCTTCAACGTGGACTTGAATTCTTTGATCGCGTCCACACGCTCCTGCGCCGTCTTCGGCGGCTTCCCGTGCGCCTCCTCGTACAGCCGGTTCGCCAACTCGTCCCGGGTCATCTTCGGGACGCCTTCGAGGTTTGTGCCGTACTTCTCCTTCAACGCCTCCAAGACGTCCAGCGCCGTCCCGACACCAGGGATGCGCTTCGCCAGGAACTTCGCTACCGGATGTACCTTCGGGAGTTTTGACGCAAGCGCTTCTGCGGTTCCGGTGCCTGCCGCCGCACCTTCCGCAGCGCCCATCGCGCCAGGTAACCCAACCGACCGCGGTCGCCCAGACAGCGCGTACGGCGCGATCTCTCCCGCCGCCTTGTACGGGTCGTCATGGAACGCCTTCCGCAGTCCGCCGGTCACGTCGGCCTGCGGCATCCCGGTATTCGGGTCTATCGGGATACGGCCACCACTCATCCCTTCCGGTAGCAGCGCACCTTTCGCTGCACCCTTCAGTGTCTCTCCGACGCCGGACGCGAAGGACCGCAGCTTTTCAGGGAATGTCGGCGGCGCTTCCCAAGACCCGGACACACTGGACGACTGACTGCTTCCCGGGCGTGCCTGTTTGAGGACGTTGTTCTTGATCGCCAGCCCGATCGCTTCATCCGACATCGACCCGGGGAAGGCAACGGTGCCGACACCAGGGATATCGACGACCTTTTCAGCTTGCGGACTCACTGTTTAATGTCCTCCACTTTCCCCGTCTGTGGGTTGAAGCGCTTCGTCGGCTTTGCCTGCGACGGTGCCCCGGTCATGGGTGTACCTCCACTCCCGACCGGCGCCCCGCCCCTAATCCCTTTCCTCGTCTCGTCGATCTGCGTGTCGAGTCCGTCGATCCGGTTCTTCATGTCGGCGAACATCGAGTCCGCCGCGCCTTTAAGACTCCCTTCAGCCATCGCGTCGTTGAACAGCTTAGCCGCCCCTGCCCGTGCGCTGTCGGTACTCACGCCGCCCATCGTCGCGGTCGTCGTCACCAGCGCGTAGTCCTTCGCCGCGGTGTCCACCGCGACCCGGAACGCCGCCAACTGTGGGTAGTCAGTCAACTCCCCTTGTGCCCACTGAAGGTACTCGTTCGCCAGCCTTGCGCCGGTCCGTCCGACCTGACTAGACAGTGCCACCGCACGCTCTATGTTCGCTCGCGCGTTCCGTTCAAACGCGCCGATGTTGCCTTTCGCCTGCATCAACTTCGTAAGCGTCGCTTGGCCGCCGCGGAACCCGGCGCGCTCCTCCAGCGCCCCACCGACACCAGCGCCGCCACCGGACAACTCACCCGCCAGGACCTTCTGGTACGCCGTCCGGTTCGGGTTGTTTGCGCCGAGCCCGAATGCCGGTACCTGTCCAGTAGCGATCTGCCACTGGGCGAGCGCCTGTAACTCTTGTGGTGTCATCGCACTGCCGCCGCCGCCAGCCGACGCAGCCTTCGCCTTCGCCATATCGACTTCGGCCAGGAGACTCGCGGCGCGCTGCTGCGCCTCCGTCTTCGACGAGACCTTCCCGGACAGCAGCAAATGGTTCGCGACCTTGTCTACGTCCGTCTGCTTCTCCGCCGGAGTGGCATACCGGCTCCCGGTCGGCACGGTGATCTTCTCGCCGCCGACGTTGTACAGTCCGGACTTGTCTTCGTACAGGATTAACTTCTTGCCGTCCGGTGTCTCGATCTCGACTTTGTGTCTTGCTCCTGGGGAGAGCGTCGGCTCCTCGCCGAATCGGGTCGGGAACTTGCCCTCCAGACCGTAGCGTTTGAGCGCGTCGCCGGTCAGTCCGGCTTCAGTTCCTTCTTTTGTCCGGCGTTGCCGCTCGTTTTCTTCGTGGAGAAGACGCTGGCGCTCCTGCTGCTCCGCAAGCGCCTGCTGCTGCTTCAGTTCGATCTTGTTCCGCGCTTCTTCCAGTGCCGTCTGCCGTGCGACATCCTGACCTTGTTTGACGCCTGCTTGTCTCGTCTGTTCCGCCTGCGCCCGCTCTGGACTGTACGCCGGCGCCTTCCCGTCCGGCAGCTTCGGTGCTCCCGGCACCGGATTCAGTGCCTTCAGTCCATGTAGCAACGTTGCCATCTGTCCGATGACCGGCAGGTGCTTCTTGGTCTCCGGGTCCGTCGCGGACTTCTGCCCCATGTCCACAAGCGATTTGATCCCCCACTGGGCGAGTTGCGGGTCGTCGCTATGGGACGCGAGTTCGAAGGCGCGCATTTGGTTCTCCTGGTCGCGCGCCTTCTTCTCCTGTCCCATCCGGATCAAGTTTGTGATTACACCCATGAAAAATTACCCCGCGATTTTTTCGACCCCGGTGTATACCCTACCGAATAAATCGGCGGGATTTTTTCGACCATTTATTCGACCCCTTCACCGCTTCTTGCTGCGCTTCCGCATCCGCTTCGCCCGCCCCGCCGGAATGACTTCCTCGTCTTTGTGCAGCAGCGCCGGTCCCGTGCGTTTCACCTTGCCGCCGCGCTTGTAGGAGTCCATTCCGCCCATGTCGCTCCCGCCGGACCCGGACGGGCTCTCCGACCCGTGCTTCTTTCGGGACTTGAACGCGCCCATCGTGTACAGATCTCGTAATGCGCCCATCGGAATCTCCTTTGCCGTTGCCGACTTCTTACACCAGCGCGCCGATACCCTGCGCGATCTGGCCGAATTGATTTGCGAACCCGCCCTGGATGTTGATCCCCATCTTCGCGAGCGCTGCCTGGATCGTGGACATCAACGCCTGGAGTCCCTGGCTCGTCTGTGTAGAACCTACACCGGCGACTCCGAGACCTGTGTTGCTGATCCCCTGGCCGATGCCCGCCTCAGTGCTTGCGGCTCCGGTCAACGCCGCCGCCGCGTTCGGTTGCAGACTCAGCGCTGCATCTCCGACTTTGCTTGCCGCGGCCTGTGGTAACCCTGCCAGCACCGTAGACCTGTACCCTCCCTGGGGCAGCTGCATCCCTGCTGTAGATTGCGCGCTCTGGAACAAGTTCTCGACAGTCGTCGCCGTCGGCGCGAGCGCCTGTTCCATCGCCGTCGGGTCGCCTGACAGGATCTTCGTGTAGAAATCAATACTCGGTTGCAGCGTGTTGAGCGCGGAACCCTGCACCCCCAGACCTTGCCCCGCTGTCCCAAGCCCCGCGGCCGTAGTCTGCCCGCCTGCGCCGGTCAGGTTCGCTCCTGTTGTCCCAGTCAGGTTTGACAGCGACCGGAAGAACGTTGTCAGTGGATCACCACTGCCCGGCAGCGGCGCGACTCCAGCATTGCCGGACCCGAACCCCCCGGACCCGCCGGTATTGGTGCCGGCGAGATTGCTGTACCCGGAACTGAACGGATCTGTGCTTGTCGTCGGCATGACCTTTTATTCTCCTAGATATCCGCGCCCTTCACAACGCTTTGACTTCCGACTGGCCGGACGACCTGATACCCGCCGTCACTCCCCCACTGCTTCGTGTGCATCTCCGTGTCCTGCGCGTACAGCCGGAACGCCGCCGGGGACGTCGCTTGGTAGCTCTCCGCCAGGTACTTCGTTGGCTGGACGACCACCAGTGCCTTCCGGTATACCCCGCCGGTCGCCGGGAGCACATACGTCTCCGTCGTCCCGTTGTCAAAACTCCGGGCGAGGACCACGCTCGACGCCGCGAGATACGCCACCCAGAAGAGCCTCTGGTGCTGGTACCCCGACATCCCGTGTGTCATGAACGGCGTCTGCCAGATGACCGCCAGTTCCGGCTCCGGCTCGTACACCCACTGGATCTCATTCCACCAAATGCTCGCGGCGTCGCTTTTGATGATCTGGATCTCGTGCGTGATGAACGGCGGCCATGCCAACGCGATGAACTGCTTTCCTTGTGCGTTCACTGTCTGTGTCGTCCCGACGACGCCGCTGTCGCCAACAAACGTCAGCGTGACATCCACGCCCTGTGTATCGACCACCATCAGACACCCCTGGAGGAACTTCGCCCGGGGACTCCCGAGGTCAAGCACCGGACTGTAGTCGTTGTCCAGCTCCGGGTACTCTTCTGCGTCAAATACAATCTCTTCCCACCAGCAGCGCGCTCCCCCCTGCGGCTGAATACGCAGCTCGTGCGTGACTACCGGCGGAATGAACGTGAAGTCCAAAGTCGTCTTCTGTGCCGCCGTCGTGCTCCCCGGACTGACTTGCGGTGTCACCACCCCGCCGCTCGCCAGCTGCACCCGGAACGGCACGACTACGCCGCCGGTATCGACTGGCATCGAGAACGCGCGCAGGTATGTCCGCCGCCCGTTCCGCGGCGAAATCCACGGGCTGTATTCCGGCTCGATCTCCGGCCAGGGTTCGGCGTCCCAGACGATCTCCCCGAACCAGCACCGGGTCGCCGACTGCGGCTGGATCTGGACCTGATGTACGACCTGTGGCGGGTCCAGGTAGAACCCAACCGGCGCTTTCATGGAGGACAGCGCTTCGTTGTACGTCGTCTGCACCGGCAGCGCTTGCGCCGTCGTCCCGTCTTCGAACTCGACCAGGAATGTGACAGCGGCGCCCGCCGTGTCGATCGGCATCGTGAACCCGCGCAGGTGGCACGGCTTCCCGCCCGCCGGGGTCAGGCGCGGCGAGACCTCGATTGTCTTCTCCGGCCAGGGCTCGGCGTCCCACTGGATCTCGTTGTACCAAGCCCGCCACGGCGCGTTCGGCGTGAAGATGACATTGTGCGCAAGCAGCGGCGGGTTCAGCGTGTACGCCACGCCCGTCTTCCCGTTCGTGTTCGTCTTCGTCAGCCCCGTGCCGACCGCGAGGTCCGTCATGAACGCCGGAGTCACGTCCGTCCCGCCCGTGTCTACCGGCAGCACGAACCCGCGAATGTAGACCAGCTTCCCGCCGGCCGGCTCGATGACCGCCGACTGCTTCTGGTCGTTGTCGGGCCACTGCTCGTAGACCCAGCGGACCTGGAACAGTTCCCACCCAGCGGTCGCGGTGTCCGTCGCGTCAATCGCGATCTGCAACTCGTACCCGACGGCCGGAGTGAACGCGAACGGTACCTCCAGTTGTCCGTTTGTCTTGACTGCGAACACGGTCGTCCCGGTCACCGGGTTTGTGACGGCGACCCCGTCCACCAGGAAGTTGACCTTCCGGGTCACGTTGAACGTGTTCGCCTCGACGACCGCGCCGCGCATGTATTTCGCCCCGGGGTATCCGTCGTCGGTCTTGTCGGTCGCTCGGCCGACCGTGATCTCTGGCTTCGGTACCCAGTCAAGGACGTACTGGTACAGCGTCGTCGCCGCACCGGTCGCGGTCCATTGGATCTCCAGGCCGAACGTCCGGGACAAGACACCGAGACCGTCAGTCGAGAACTTCACGACCCCCTGCTGCCGTCCGCTGACTGTGAACGCGGTCGATGCCGTCGGCGTCGAGGTCGCACCGTAGGCTACCAGCGGCGCGACGATAACCCCGAGCACTCCACCGCTCCCGCCCGGGTCTACGTCGAACATCAGGTCGCCGTACAACTTCTCGCCGCGCGCATCACCCTGGTCGTCCTGCTTCGTGATGACCGTCGAAAGGATCGCGCTCCCGTTGTCATTCACCCCGGTGAAGTTGTAGATCGTATTCCCGAACGACATCTTCAGGTTGTTCGCGCCGATCTCGGTCATCCGGCTCGTCGGGAACCCGGCGGTCCCGCCGGAATACGCGTCGAACGACACCCAGCCCTTCGCCTCCCGCGCGTCGAACACCAAAGTCGTATACCAGTTCGCCGACATCGACCCGGTGTTGTACAGCCCGGCGTAGTCGAAGTACAGTTGTCCCTGGTGCCAGATCAACCGCTGGTACTTCGGTTGCGTGTCGTCCGGCGGCGGGATCGTGAACCCGCTGTTCAGGACCGGGAACACCGTCCCGGCCGCGAGACTCGCGCCGATCCCTGTCCCAATCCCACTCCCCGCCTGGTTGTCGTGCGGGAACAACGGGAACATCGTTTCGTCAGTGAGACTCTGGACGCCGCCGCCTTCCGTGTAATTGTAGATCCCGTCCTTACCGCGCCAAGTGATCGACACGTCCGAGATACTGTTCGACTGGACAGTGAGACTCCACTCCATCCAGAGACCTTTGCCGCCGCCGATCTCCTGCGTGTAGAACTGCCCCGTCCCAATCTGCGGGTAGATCCGGAACATGCGCTCCGTCGAGAACACATATGGGACGCCGTTGAACACACACCCCCCAGTCAACGGCTCGGACGGCGACGTCACCTGGAGACTCCCGGTCACGTCCGCGCCGTCCGGGTCGTTGCCGTTGGTCCAGAACAGAATCCCCTGCGCGTTGGCGGCGCCGCAGCCGAAGACAACGCTGCCACTGCTGCCTGTCCCGTACGGACCCCAGATGTGCGGGCACGGGGTACCCATGACAAGCTGTCCCGCCGGGATCGCCCATGGGTACGTGCTGCCGTCTGTGAGTGTGCCAGTCGCGTCCTCTAAGATCTCGATCACGGTGCTCGACCGGACTTGGTATACGGTGTACAGCGCATTGTTGATCGAGATCGAACTCCCTTGAACCAGGTTCGTGTTGAACGTGTCCGCGCCGCCCGCGGTCAGAATCCAGATCGTGTTCGTCCCGTCGCCGCCTGCGACCTTCGACGCCGTCGCGTTCGACGTCGAGAACCGCCCGATGTCCTGCGTCGGGAACGGCATGTACGTGTTGAACCGGGTAACACCCGTCACCGCATCGGTCACTTGGCTTGTCGGCGCCGGCGCCGTCAGGATCGCGCTGTCCGGCAGGTTGTCTGTGAAACTCGCGCCCGACGTGTCTGTCCCGACGTACGCCCAACGGAACACAGTCCCACCGAAGCGGTAGACGTCCACGACGACGTTGGCATCCGCACTCCCCGTCTGTGGGTCAATCGGTGTCGTCGGCAGTGTGAACGTCACGGATTGGTTCGTCAGTGCGGCCGCCGGGACCGCCTGTGTGTAGCGTGTCGCCGCGCTCGGATTACTAACCGCCCCAGTGTATTTCCGGCGGTACACACAGAACCACTGGTAGCTCCCGTTCAGCAGCCCGCCGCCGTTCAACGTCATCGCCGGGTCGAACACAGGCGGTACCATGCCCATCGTCAGCGACCGCGCCATGTTCGTCCCAGGCGTGTCCCCAGGGTAGTAGCCGACGTCGTACATTCCGCTGGAGTCGCCGACATACTTCCAGCCGGACAATCCGCCGATCGGCATTGTGTCCACGACCGTCAACGGATTGCCGGACAGTGCCGTCGTACTTCCTCCCGGCGGCATCTTCACCGGGTTGATCGCCGCGTTACCGAAATCCGCGTTCGTCTTCCCGACGTACAGCTTCGTGTCCCCACCGACCACATACACGTACGTAAAAAACGGCAGGTTCGCGCTGTAGTTGTTCAGCCGGGACATTGTGTGGATATACGTCGGGCTCCCGGTCGGCGCAGTGAACACCGTCAGCCCTGGACGCGTCGTCGTCTCGCCCTGCTGCGGTGTCCGGACGTTGATCTGGAGCGCCGCCTGCCCGTCGGGTATCGTGTCGATACTCCGGTTCCAGTTCATCGTCTGGCCGAATTTCGCGGTCTTGCGTTCGAAAGCGGGCATGGGCTACAGCAGCCTTTCCATTGTGACGTACAGGTCGTACGCGCCGGTCGCGGCATACGTCGCGGTCAACGTGATGTCCACTGACCCGTCGGTTCGCGGCAGGATTGTTGTCTGTCCTGCGTTCCCAGCGATAAGATTCAACGTCACACTGAACGTCTTGACTCCGATCCCATCGTTCGTGCTGACCGCGACAACCACATTGCCGGCGCCGGCCGTGTGCGTATTCACGTATATCGACACGCGGTACAGTCCGGCCGGAGCCTTCGCGCCGCCGACTTGCAACGATGTGGTATTGGTCCCGCTCTGATTCGCGTACGTCGCCGTCGCGTACACCGGCGGCGTGCCGATCCCGTGTGTCGCGGCGTTGTTGTACACCGTGGTCATCCCAGGGAGTTGTAACTCACCGTTACCGACCAGGCGCGGCTGCGTGTTTGACACGCCGGTAGCCATCCCAGTGGAGAACACGGCGACTTGCGTGTACTTCGCCGGGGAGGATGCCGTCGGCTGCGCAGTCCCTTTCACGAACAGGTATGCCGTCACGGTGTTCGCGGTCGTGACCGAAGACGGCCCAGTCGCATCGAACGTCCGGGAGTCGAAGGCGTATGTGTGTCCCCCTGAAGCGTCCTGCCGGATCAGACACACGAGAGCAGCGGCAGCTCCATCCGGTGCGTCGATCGTCTTGTTCCCGGTAAGCGTAATGTCTACCACTGTGACCGCGCCCGCTAGTGCCCCTGTGCCGATCTCTCCCGCTAACGTTTGAATCTGCTGAAACGCAAGGCGCACTGCGTCTACAAGCGCTTGGTTTAGTCCCAGCCCGGATAGATTCGGCGTGTGCAGTCCAGGTGTCATCAGTACCAATTCGTTCCGTCGAATGTCAGCCGTAGTGCGCTGTTCTGCGTCATACTGTGCGCCGCCGGGATATTTCCACCGCCGCCGACGGTCAACGTCCCTGTGTCCGTTTTAATCAACGTGATTTGACGGCCGGCTTGTGACGAGTTAGTAAGCGTCGTGATTGCCGTTGTCCCAGACACGTAGTATTGGTTGTAGATAGACAGAGCCAGCGACGTAGCCGACGCCAGCGTGGTGAACACGTTGTCAATTCCGAAGTTGTTCAGGAACAGCCATCCGGACGACGTCACCAGCGTAACGAGCGAAGTGTACGCGAACTGATTTCCGATGAACAACACGTCTGTCATGGTCGCCGAAAGACCAATTGCGACTCCGGGTGCGGATTCGAATCCTACCGTGTTTCCGAGTATCAGCAGGCTGGATATCGTCGCGCCGCCCACCAGGTTGAACGCGGCCCCAGTGCAGTTGACCCGGCTGCTCGTCACCCGGCAGTTCCGGCAGGTACCGAGATCGAACGCGTCTCCTCCCGAGACGTTGAAAGTACAATTACAGAAGGACACGCCGTTGATACTGTTGGTAATCATCACGCCGACGTCCGTGCTCGCAAATTCACAGTTGTCAAACAGAATGTAGTTGTTCGCGTACGTGCCGTACCCGGTAATCAGGACGCTGTTTCCGTGCCCGTCGAAGACGCAATTTGAGAACTGTAGCTCGTTACACGGCCCGAGAGACGTCTGCGCGATGACAAGCGAGTAGTTTGTCCCGGCGTTTACAGCGGCGCCACAGCCGCACCCGGTAAACGTGATCCCGACCGTCTGTCCTTCAATACGCCAGGCGTTCGCATTGTTGCCGTTCGTTTCGACGAGCACGTTCGTAAACGATCCACTGCTCTGACCGCCACTCCCGCCCGAGATCCCGTTCGTGTTGATGTAGACGCCGTAGTTAGAGCACGTGACGTAGATATCGTCGTACGTGACGCCGATGTTGTTCTCTACGTTCAGCCCGTTGTAGGAAAACAGAATTTGCAAATTACTGACACTGCCGAATCCGCGCGTCTTAATCCGTACCATATTGCCCGACGTGTGATAAGTGGCAGTGGCGTCTTGAATCGTGAAGTCTCCAAGGTCGATGCCACCTCCGAGCCCGCCGGTGTTCACCGCATAGACTAGCCAGTCCCCTGCAAGGCTGCCGTTGGTCTGCACGATTGTGTTGTACATACCGGCGCCACGGATCGACACCGGATAGCCGGTCGGCACGGTGATTTTGCCGTAAATGTTCCATGTCCCGGCGGGGATGTATACCGCGACCTGAAGAGTACCCGGCGCGTAAATTGCTTCCTGGATACCGGCAGTGGCGCTCCGAACAGTCCATGCGCCGGAGTGGTTGTTCGCCGGAGTAAATGTGACCGTGCCGGACGCAGCGCCAGACACAGCGGTTCCGCCGGTTATCAGGACCGGCTCCGCTGTACCGGTGCCGCCTGAGATGTAAAGGTAGTGGTTCGTGTCGGTCCCGTTCACGCCAAGCGGCACTGGAATAAGCGTTACGGTATTCGTAATACCGCTCGTGAGACTTCCGCCCGGGGACAGCGCCGGGAAGTCGTAATCCGACGAGACCGCGCGGCTGCGGCTTGTCCACTGGTATGTCGTGTTGTTCCCAGTGTTCGGTTTGATCTGAAGCAACTGTGTTTGACTTCCCGACGGAGGCACTCCCCAAGCATCGCGAATCGTAACCGCACCGGTATTCGGTGTAACCACGACACTTGCATCGGCGGCGGTAACGCTCGTCACGCTGGTGCTTCCCGCACCGTCCTGAAGCAAGATGTCGCCAAGCGTCCACGGCGCGGGGAGTCCGCCGCCTGAAAACTTGACGTCGTATCGCCCGTTCGCCGCGTAGAAGAACCAGAACCCGACTGCCGATGCGGTGAACGGGTTCGCGAGCGGCGTCACGCCGTTATCGCTGTAGATGCTTGCGAGTGTCGTCGTGCCGGTCAGGTAGACAGTAACCGTCGCGAGCGGATAGCTCGCCTGTACGTCCGGCGCGCCTTGCAGGCCTGACGTCGAGATCTGTTGACCACCCTGTTGGACGAAGCCTTCGACACGCTGCATATAGTTAAACCCTCGGGACCTCGTAAGACTGGCTGCGCGCGGCAGACGTCATTGGTGTGTTAAAGACTGCGGACGTGCGTAGACGAGAGTTCTCAAGCGACGCCGCCGCCACAAAATTCTGGTGTAGTTTCATGGAAGTCTGGAACTCCGACCCGCCGCATTTGAATAGCGCGATGTGCTGTGCGTAGTCGAGGACCGCGTCCAGGTTGCCTTCGTCTACTTGCAGATAATCGGCGTCGCTGGCGGGCACTGGGATATTTGACACAACGTCCACCGACATGCCGTACACGCCGTCCGGTACCGGTCCGACTGCGGCGATCGTCCGGCCACCAAGCCCAAGGAATTGCGGCGCCCCGGGAGCGGACTGCCAGTTGTTCATGAACGCGTCGAGTTCATAGACCGACCCCGCCCAGAGTGGGACGCCGCCGAGTTGCGGCAGCATGACCGTCGGATTGATCCGGGCGAGTTCTACAGCCTCCGTATACCGGTGCTCACAATACTGCGCCCGGGATGTATCGCGCGCCGGTCCGTCATTCGACAAGAGGTCGGACAACGCGCCGAAAACGACGCCCCAGGACAGGTAGTCGGACACATTCAAGGTGACCGGGGCGTTTGTCACTGCGGCCGGTGTAGTACCGACTGTGATGCCGGCTGGGACAGTCAGCAGATCGACTTGACCGTTGACTAACGGCGGCGGGAATGCCTGCATAGTCAGCGGCGGCAGTGTGAACAACCCCCAAGCCAGCGGCGGGTCTTGCGGTGGGTAATTATAGGCGAACGACTGCATCGCCCACTGGTCGTCCCGGAACAGCGGGTATGTGCCGCCAGACGAGGAGATCCATGCTGCACGACGGACGTCAAGCGTTCCTTCCGGAAGGGCCAGGCGATCCTGTGGCGGCGCGGGCCAGGGGAGTGTGGACTGCGATACCCCGATGCCGGTGTCCCCGAGGAACCGGTTCAGTCGCGACTGGATCGCCGACATGATTGCGGCAAACGCGTACATGCCGCTGCCGGTCCAGGTGGCCGACAACGGAGGCTCCAGCAGCATCGCGAGGACAAGGGAAGCGATCTGTGCGTCGGTAACTGAGTGGGTGAGACAGGCGGGCGACAGAACAGACTTCAGATCGTACCAGGCGACGTTCGCCTGCGTGTTGAACACGGCACGCTGCCGGTACGATGCCGTGTACGCCTGCCAGGACCGGACTGCGAGGACAATATAGGAGTTCAGCTCCGATGTAGAGCCTACACCGGCGCCGCCAGAGTAGAAGACTAGACCGGTGTCCTGGAGACGCTGGGCGAGGATCGTGCGTGCCGCGCCGAGATTGAGGTAGGAGTACGGCATGTCATTTGAGTCTCACGATCCTCGCCTGCGCCACGATACCGGGTAAACCGGCGTCAAACGCACCACCACCCTTCTGTCTTTCTACTTCCCCATCCGGACGATCTTGCCGCCGTTCTGCGGGCTCCGGATCGGCGCGGACTGTTTGGCGATCCCAGGCATCGTCGTGTTCGCCGCTGTGGACGGTGAGAGCTTCGGCTTCACGTACCCGTAGACTCCGCTGCCCGCCATCGGCGTCCGGATGCCGCCGACCATACCTACCGTTTTCGCGCCCTTGGAACTGTTCATGTTCTTCATTTCGCCTACACCTCAAAGACAAGTTTACACGACAGTGTCGTGGTTAGTAACACTCCACATGGATCGTCTGCTGTGCCACCGCAAACACCTGGATCTGCCCGACAGGCGCGGAGAACCCGGCGCCGGCCGACGAACGGTACGCTGAGCCTGACGCACTAAGCACGTACCCGTAGTTGGTCGCCGACAATGCGCCTCCGCTGTGGCTGGCCGCGCCGACGTAAACGTTGTCGCTGTTCGCCGCATCCGCCTGGATTGTCACACCGAGTGCCGCACCATTGTAGTTCGGCTCCAGTGACGCCTGAATGAGAGCCAGCAGATTCGTCGGCACACCCGCAGGCACCGTCAGGGTACCCGCGACGTATGCCGGTGAGTTCAAAGGATCGTATGCCATATGCGCGCCACTCCATCTCCGTCAGTTGACGATCTGAAACCCGAAACACAGAGGGTTTGCCGTCGGTGCGACATCTACTGCGACTGTAAAACTTGTACCTGCAGTGCGGGCTGTGACCCGCGGAGGTCCGAGCACTAGTAGTGATTGTGTGTTGCATGTAACGCTGAGTTTCGTTCCCAGACCTTGATCTTCTGTAACCAGGATTTGACTGTTAGCTGTGACTGCTGTGGTGTTCACAACCACATTAGTGGCAGCTGCAGCAATAACCGCCGATCCAGCAGGGGCTGCTGCACACACCGCCGGAGAGGCGGAAGACGAGCAGTTTGTGCCTGTTGCATAAGAAGCTGCAACAAAGCCAGCGTCAGTCTTAACAGTGCTAGCCGCAGAGCGATACAGAGTAGCCGCACTATCAGTGCCAAACTGAATTCCGCTTGCTGAGGTGGTAGGCGTGCCTGTCCCTATGTTAAGTAGAGTTGCAGGACTGAGATTGCCCCCAATCCCTACCTGACCAGCACCTAGAATCGTCATTAAGTCTGTGTGTGTAGAGGCTCCAGTCTTCTGCATGAAACGAAAGGAGGTAGCAGCACTCTCGTAGATATTCCAGAGGTCTGTGTCTGCCGTGCCTGCTCCGTAGTTCCAAGTCACTGCCAGGCCACCTACAGCGCTGCTGGCTGGGCGTGTCTGAGAGTTAAACTCTCCAATCAGAGTAGGGCCGCCAACTTCAAGACGGTAATTGGTAGGCGTCGCGCCAATTCCTACATTTCCGTTTGTAAACATCGCCGAATGATTAGCTGCACCCCCACTTGGCGCAGCGACCTTCAATCCGTATGCTGCTGAGGGACTACCTGTCGCAGCGTACGTCGGCAGAGTCAGCCCGCCGCCAGTGGTATCAATGCCGGATGCAATGGCTGTTCCGTTTCCTGCAAGCACCGGAGCATTCACGGATGTGTTCAATGTAATCGCCGGAGTAGTCGTAGCGGTCGCGACAGTACCACCGAGACCATTGGCGGAAACAACGGACACGGACGTTACCGTACCGCCAGCACCGCCGCCGTTGATCGAAGCCCAGACGCCAGAGATGCAAGCCATCTCGTTCTTCGTCGTCGTATTGACTGTAATGTACGACGGCGAGCACGCCCCGGACGGGTCGGTCGTCACGAATCGGACTTGCGGATTCGATACTTGGCCAACAGCCGGTCCCCAAGATAACAGCAGTGAGAGTAACGTTGCAGCCGGGATGTAGAGTCTACACGCGCGCATAGGTTTAACTCGGAATGAGACTTGAAACGTCGTGCCCCTGCAAAAAAGCCCCCCCAAGAGGAAAGTCAAACCCGCTCCCCTGCCGGTACGCCTGCTGCGGCATCAGGTTGTCGTCGTTCTTGATACACCCGATCAGTTCCGCTTTGTAGTCGGCGGCGTACGAGTTCATCGCCGTGACCCAGTTCGTCTGCCCCAGTTCCGCGAACGTACCGACATTGGCGAGCGCCCATTGCGCCGCGTAGTACTTCGCCTGAAACAGCACGCACCCGGCAAGATCGTACGGCATCCGTGGGAGATCCTGTGTCGGCGACACGTCCGGCCAGCGTGTCACGTAACACGCATTGTACGTCGTGAACTCGACCGGGTTCGGGTAAAGCTCAAACACCGGCGTCCCGTCCGCCGCCCGCCCGTAGTTCGCCTGGATGTACGCCTGCCCCTGTCCGCCGCGCTGCGGGTCGATAGCGTTCAGCATGTCCTGGGACCAGTTCAAGTTCTTGCCACGGAAGCTGTACCCGTCGAACCGGTTTATGATCGACGTGTAATAGACGAAGTTCTGGTCCGGCACCGGCCGCGCGCTGAACGGCAGACTCGGGGCGCCGTAGTACGCTTTCAAGACCTGGTAGGCGGAACCGGCGACACTCGTCTCGCCGTACGGCTTGTCGATTGTCAGTGTGCTGACGCCGTCCCACGTCAGGATTGTGTAGTTCGGCCCGTTTTGGAATGACGCGCCGGACGAGGAGCCGACGCGGAGCTGGCGGCCGACACCGAGGACACCGGCCAACGGAGGCGGCCCCAGGCTGACCGCGTTGAATGCCGCCGCGGCGGCTGCGTCACAGGTGACCGTAGCGGAGTTGAAGGTACAAGTGACTGTCCCCGTGCTGATCGCTGCCGGGACGAAGATCTGCGCGTCGGCTATGAAGTTGAACGACCAGAGGCGCGCGTCGCGGACCCGGCCCCAAGCGCGGTTGTACAACTGTGCCGCGTGCAGTACCGATATTCTCGGTACCGTGCCCATAAGCTCCGCAATCCCGTTCGCGTAGTCGTTCGCCACATGCCTGTCCCTGGCGGCCTACCGGCCTACCGACCGATTGCCAATACACGCACGACGCGCCCCGAGAGATTCGTGGCAGCGCTGACTTCCGCGCCGGTCGCCGCAACGATCCATTTGAGCGTGATGCCGGCGGTCGATCCGCTGCCAGCTGTCGCGCCAGTCCCTCCCGGGAACGGCGGACCCATCAACACAACACAGTCGTACTGCCCGTCGTCCGACCCGGTCGTCTGCGCCCAGATGACCGAGACCGACAGCCCCAACTGCCCCGGCGTGAGAGTCTGTCCGCCGGACAGCGGGGAACCGGTCGTCACCTGCGTGTAGCTCGACGGGCCGATGATGTCCGCTACCGACCAGGGGAGATTCCCCGGCGGGCACGGGAACTGTTCTTGCGTGAGTACTCCGGCCATACCGTCAGTCTCCTTTGCCTAGTAGACCCAGCGCGAACTGTCGAGCAAGACAGCCTTCGACGTGCTCGCGACCGGCGCCTGGATCGCGACACCGATGAACTGCTTCAGCAGCGTCGTCGATACTGTCGCCCCTTCGCGGTCGTCGGCCAGCTGCGGTGACTGGATGTTGGACGACACGAAGATCGCGTCGCCGATCGCCGGGGTGGCCGCCTGGAGCGCGGACGGGAACTTGACCGTCGCGATGCCGGCGATCTGCACGAAGTCGTAGTTGCCGGCCGCCGTGGCATTGACCGCAATCCCGGCGACGAAGTTCGCGCGGGTCGGCGTGCCGTCCGCAGTCACCGTGTAGTTCGACGGCGAGCCGGAGAGCAACGTCGTGTTCACCCACATGACGATACAGCCGATGGACGTCGTCGAGGTCTGCGCGCTGCTGAACTGAACGTACTGGTAGACGCCGCCGTACAGTGTGTTCGGGGTCGTCGATCCGACGGCCGCGCCGGTCACCTGCGCCGCGTCGTTCTGCCCGAGAGTCAGCTTGCCGCCGACCATGCCGAAGTACGCCTGTACGATGGACCCGGAGACTTGCGCCGTCGAGACCGGGACGCCAGGTGCCGGGTCACCGGTCCGGCCGACCGCGTTCATGCCCTGCGAGACAATGCGCGGGGACTGGTTACTGCCGAGAATCGCTGCCATGAGATCTCCTTAGCCGGACGTGCCGGTTAGCTGTTCCATCCGTACGCCTGGACGTTCGCCCACGGCGCGGTGCATTCGAGGTTGACGGCCGCTTTGAGTTGCGACGCGACGCGGGTACTGTCGGGCGCCCGGATGAAGTCCGTCGGGTTGAAGCCGAATTCGGAGTCGTTGCTGACTCGGAACTTCCACCGGGACGTGTTGAACATGCAGAGCACTTCGCCGACAGTCAACGTCGCACTCGCCGACGGGAAGTTGTTGACCGCGCCGATGGACGGCACAGTGTACGCGATAGTGCCAGTCAGGTTGTTCCCCAGTCCGTCGTTCGAGGAGTCAGCGTACCCGGTCAGCGCGGACGGGAAGTAGTCGTCCATCATGACCATCGCGTTCTTGAAACGGAAGCCGGTCGCGCCGAAATACGGGTCGCGGACACTTGCGCCGTCTTGGCCGAAGCGCTGCTGTGCCTGGATGCGGTTCTCAACGAACGAGACGATTGGCTTGTTGCCGACAATCAGGTCGGGCTCGTCGGTGCCGCGCTTCGCCAGGTTGTACATCTGGTTGAACTGCGGGTAGGTGATCGTGCCGGCCGAACCATTGGCGTTCCCGCCCCAGTAGACGTTGCCGTTCAGCGCCTTCTTGATGTTGCCGTTGCGGGTCGCGGTGCCGTACGTGGTGTAGATGTTGCCGTCCCAGGACGGGTTGTACCCGTCGTTGATGGCTTCTACCCAGCCGTTGATGTTGATCTGCCGCGAGCCGATCTGTCCGTTTTGCTGGAGGTCGAGCGCCATGATCGTCGAGATCGTGTTGTAGGCGTTCGCCATGTCGGTTTCGAGCAACGAGAAGACCGCGAGGTCGCCGGTGTTCAGGACCGAGATGTCTTCGAGGTACTCGATAATCATGACGACGTAGTACCGCGGGTCGAAGACGGTCGAGGAGAGCGTCTGCGGCTTGGTCAGGTTGAAGCCGCCGATGCCCTTCGCGTAGGCACCCCCGTTCAGGGGCGCGTACAACTGGATATTCCGCGTGAAAGCGCCGCCGGTGAACGGCACGAGGCACTTCGAACGCATGTGCGCCTGGAACACCGAGGACAGAAAGAATTCGTCTTCGATGCAGGCGTCGTTGATTTCGGGTAAAGTTACCTCATTCACTTCGTCCAATAGCGGATCCGCCATACAATCTCCTCAAAAGCAAAAGATAAAGTCGTTTACTACGCCGTCTTACCCGCCGGTTCCTTCGCGCCCATCGGCACGCCGGCCGCACGCCGTTCCATGAACTTCGTCGCCGCGCGCTCCGCACCGGACAGCTTGCTGCGGTCTTCAGCCGACGGCATCCGGCGCATGTTGTCGTTCGGCTGGTGTTTCCCCGGGTCTACCGGGTCGTGGCCGCGCTCGGTGAACCCCTTGCGCAGGACCGGGGACAGACGTGAATTGTCCACTCCCGGGCGGACCGCCTGGAGTGCTTCTTCGCTGCGGCGCGCGGTCTGTTCGGCGTCCCACTTGGCGCGTGCTTCTTTTACGACGGTCTCGTGCTCGACGCGACGCCGCTCCGCCGGGATGTTGTACTTCTCTTCCCAGACCGACATCAGCGGGCGGCTCGATTCACTCGCCGTCTTCAGGATCGCCTGCTGTTCGGCGTAGGTCAGTTGCTTGCCGGTAAGCTGCTGGTGCTCCGAAGCCATCGACATCCAGATCGGGGTCAGCTGTGCGACGCCGGCCAGTTCCGGGACGATCTTGCCCGAGATCTCCTTGAAGATGTCGTTCTTGAACGCGGCGAGCTTTTCGTCCAGGTCCGGTGTAGAGTCTACAGGACGACCGGTCTTCCGCGTGTCGATCAGATCGCCCACTGGCGGGATGTCGTCGTCCGACAGCTGGTACGTGTCCTTCACCGCCTGGAGACGCGCCTGCGCCTGCGCGACGGTGACCTTCTGGTTCGCGAGGTCCTTCAGGATCTTCGCCTTGTCGGCTTCAGCAGCTTCAAGCTGCTGCCGGTAGGTGTCAAGCTGCCCGTCGAACTTCTTGCGTTCGTCGGCAAGGGACTGCGTCTTCTGAGTGTAGTCAGCGTTCCGCATGAACCCTGCGGCGAACGACGCGGCAGCCGTTTCGTTCTTGCTGAGACGGTCCCGCAGGAGTCCCGCGAGTTCGTCGTCGCCTTTGGAGGCTTCCGCGATGGCTGCTTCGAGCACTTGCTTGTCTACCGGCATTAGAAATTCCTTTCAGTCGGGTGTACGCCCGGTTGCTGAATTCAACACATGACTGGCGACTGCGGCTTACCCCGCGACATTCGGCGCCTTCGGCTCCGGTGCCCCTGGGCTCGCGATCACCTGCCGCAACGCGGCCCGGATTCCTGTCGTGGCCTGGCGGAGACTCGCCGCAGCGGCAGGGAACCGCTTGGAGGTCTCCATAAGTTCCATCTCCATCGCCCGGAGTTTTGAGACCGTCTCGCGCAGTGCGCTGGTCTCGCCGCCGGCGGCACCCTCGCCGCCAGTGTCCGGTCCGCCTGCGAGGACACTCGGTCCAGCGCCAGGTTGATTTGCCGGGGATTGCAACGTTGGAGACATGACAGAAAGTCGAATCGTTTAGTTACGGGTTAGAGGTTGTGGTCTAGGGCGGCCGGTGAAGACCGCCCTGGGGCTCGGTACCGGGTCTTCCGGGTGGGTTAGCGCTTTTTGTGGCGCTTGCCACCGCGCCGCTTGAACTTCAGCTCGCGTTCGTTGATCGGAAACATGGTTTCCCTTCCTTTCTCCGACGAGGACTGCAAAGAGCCGTCGGTACTCAGGTGGCGAGACGACTAGAAAAACAAAAAGGCCCGCAGCCATCGACCCAGCCCCGGAGGGAGACTGAGTTTTGGATGCGGGCCTTGTGAGAATCTACCGGAGAGACGCGCTCAAGCCGAAGCCGAAGCTGACCACCAGGATCTAGCCTTCGCCGACTTCAACGGTAGAGTATGTAAAGTATAAATGTCAAGTGTTGTTTTTACGTGACGTACGCCACGATGCGTCGCCAGCCATCGAGCCGTCGCGGAAACTGATGGTCAACTCGCCGGTCCCCCGGATCGAATGAATGATACGGAACGCCTCCGCGATCTCTGCGGAGGAGAAGGACAGGCGCTCCTCGACACGGACACGCGCGCCGGTCAGGTTCGCGAGCGACGAGCCGTTGAGGTAGATCGCTGGCTTGTGGACACCGAGGTCTCCTGGGTCCGCCGGGTCCGCACCGCGCTTTTCCCGGTCCGGCTTCATTGCGAATGCTTACTCTCCCGCATGACCGATGAGCCGTTCGACTTCTGCTCTAGTGTCGCCGGCTGCTGCGCTGTACCCGGACGACCGGCACCTGGCCGCTGACCGCCCGGAGCACCCGCACCACCCGCCTCTTTCTGTAGCGCCTTCGCAATGCCGACTTGTAGCTTCTGCCAGACCAGCCAACGTTCAAACCCGGTGCGTGGCACCCGTATCTCCCCGGTCTCCGGGTCTTCGTACGACGGCGGCGGATCGCCGAAGTTCCGGTCGTCGAAGATCTCCGCTTCCGTCCACGGGTCCATCGGGAACCCGGCTTTCTTGCGCTGGAGATAGACGAGTTTCCTCGTCATCGAATTCATCTCGTGCAGGCTGTACGGGGTAACACTGAACGGGAAGTTGTCCTTGTGCCAACGCGCCCGCTCAAACAGCGGGACGACGGCGCCGGATGCCGCGGCGGACGACCATGTGTCTCCCTGGAGACGCATCTCCAATGCGGCGGACGTGTCGCCGTACTGTCCATCCGACTTCCACTTGCGCGTCTGGCTCGCTTCCACCAACGCTTGACTCGCCGGGATCAGCGTCCCCGGGTCGTAGTCGAAGTCTTCGTCCGCCAGACCTTCGAACCCCTGGATGGACAGGCGACGTGCCGCCGTAATGAACTGGAAGAAGTTCGACTTCCACATTTCACCGATGGCGCAGACCGACTTCTCCAGGTTGCGCGACTGGTCTTTGATGAGCGGCCCGAGGGACTCCAGCAGCTTCTCTTGCGAATCCCCGGACGGGAGCTGGCGGGCACGCGCGAGCGCCGTCGTGTCGCTGACCCCCATCTGCTCTTTAATCATCGCCTTCAATTGGTCCTGCGCCTGAAGGTAATGCGGCGGGTACTCGTACCACTGGAACGGCAGGAGCGGCTTCGGCAGCGCCGCATCGCCTAAGAGTCCAAGGTCCAGGCCGACGTACTGGTTCGGAATGCGCGTGTTCAGCGCGGCGGCCAACCCGGCGGACGTGTTGTTCCGGTCGTAGGCGCGCGACGGCGACAGGCGGCCGTTCATCGCATCGACCATCCCACGCCACATCTCGACGGAACCTTTTTCAAGCGACTGTCCGTAGCGCGTGACCGGGAATCCAAGGAAGTTCCAGGCCCAGTCGTCCGCTACCAGCTGGACGATCGGCACCTTTGCGTGCCAGTACGGCGACGCCTGGTGCTGCGGGTCGGGGTTGACGACGACGCCTTCAACGTAGATCAGCAGGCGGCGGTTCGGGTATAGGAGACAGTCGGTACGCGCGGTGTCACGGTATACCGGAGATCCGTTCTGCATTCCGATCTGAATCCGCTGCCCCAGGTACGGGACGGTGTAGCACCAGGACGTCCCGGGTTGCCCGTCTGGGCCGCGCATCTCGATTGGGTGCCCAGTGTCGTTGACCGACTCGTCGTCGATGTAGATGTAATACACATCGACCATGTCCCACGTCGCCGGTTCGTTCTCGACCTTCGACCCTTGACCCCAGCGCTTGAGCGCAGCGGTCGCGAACTTGACGGCCTGGGAAATGACGGTGCCGCGCCCGAACGCCGACGTCCGGTGCGGCGCGATCCGGTCGTAATACTCCGGGAACATCCGCCAAGCTTCATGCAACGGCGTGTCTACCCGGTGAGCGACGGCGTACGCTTTCTGGAGGTCGTGCTGTCGCCCCATCCCCAACGGCAGGACGTCGAGCGGACCGCAGGCGTCCATGACGATGTCGCCGCGGCCCTTGTAGTAGTAGTTCGGGTCGTAGCGCAGGTACAGGTATCCGGTGCCGGCCGCGGTCGCATACTGCCAGCCTTTCCGGAGCGACCGGTCGGCGAAGGTCATCGACTGCCAAGCCATGAAGCCGCGGTTGAGGATTTGGGTTTGGTGACGGAACTCCGGGATGTCGGACTTGAACGCCGGGATGATCCGGATGTTCGTCTGTGCGGCGACGATCTCTTTTGCGTTCCGGACGGTCTGGTCGGTCTTGATCGAGGAGAGGGATTGGATACTGGACTTCATCGCATCGCCGTTGACGATGTCGATGCCGTCCTGGATGTAGCTGTACGCTGGTTGAAGGCGAAGGTAAGACTTACCGTCGGAGATCGCATCGGAGCACCAAGCAGAGAGTTCGTCGGGAGTACAGATCGACGTCAACTCCTTGCCGAAGGGCTCGGGGCAGAGGTAGCCGCGGTCGCGCGATTGGGAACTCACGCCTTCTTATCCTTCCACCCGGTGTCGGCGCTCGCGTGCCCCTGCCGGTTCGTCGCGTCGAACGCCACGGGTTGCACGTGGAAGTTCGGCTCGATCTTAATCGCGTATTTCCGTCGCCTGCGCTCGTCAACGAACTGCTGGGCCATTTTCAACATCGCAAGCGCGCGTGGGTTGTTCCATACCTTACGTAGTCGATCAGCACGACGTTCGACAAGCCGCGCTTCAAAATGCAGACGCTGAAGTTCGCGCTGTTCTTCTAAATCACGGCGAAGAGTCTCGCCGTACGACTTCGTAAACTGGTCGATGGCGCGGAGGGAATTGAACTCGACCTTGACGAAGCCATCGGGTACCGGGTCGTTGACGTCGCCGGGGAACTGGTACTCCTGGGGAGTGCCGGTCTTTGCACGGTCTACCGACCGGTGGACGACGACCGGATCGAAGCGCTTCGCGTTCGTCGGTGCGGCGACCGGGTTCTTCTTGGTGAAGTCGAGACTCATCTTCGTTTGTTCCCTCCGCTGACCAGCAGCGTTCCCTTCCCGTACCGCGGGATTATCACACTCCACAGTGCCGTCCCCTTCGACCCGGACCGGGCGAAGGTGTCCGCGTCGGACTGCGATACACCGTTGTACGAGTACATCGCGCCGTTCGTGAAGGACACGGTTAGGACCCGCGTGTCCTCGTCGTACTCGTACGTCTGTACGTGGTTACTTTGCGCGACGGGCAAGTTGTTTCTCCAGTCGTACCTTAATCCGTGCCTCTTCGCCTTGAACTTCCCCACATAAAGGGCAACGGTGTGCGTACATCGTTGGAATCTTCTCCATAGGCACCCGATGGACAGTGCAAACACCTTTGAAGAGCGCGGATATCAGACGCTTACGGTGCCGTTTGCTCCGATCTGACATGTCAGTCTATGAACCTCCAGTCCACGTCGGCGTTGTCGGTCATCCCGAGGGACTTCCATACGACTTCCCCGAGGTCGATCCCGGCACCGTTGGTCTTCCGACCGAACGTGTCGGTGCCGGTCTCAGCCTGCGGACGGGCGCCGGCAAAGACGTAATCCTCGTCGTGGATGTTCCAGGGTCCGACATCGGCGACCCAGGCTACAGCCGACCTCCCGTTCGCCGGGTTCGTCAGCCGGACAAACCGGCGGAGTGCTTTTGTAGACGGCAGAGCGACGAACGGTACGACCGTGTCGATCACGTACCCCGAGGCCGTCTTCTGGCCTACCAGACCTTCCCGTGTCGCCTTGACCGTCATCGTCTTATCCTATCAGTAGTCTACCCGACCCACCCGGACCGCCGTCTGTTCGGCTCTGCGCGTTTTCGACCCAGCGTGCGTATTGCTTCGGCCGCGCCGGCTTCCCGACCGGCGACTTCCCGCTGTACGCCGCGATCTTGGCCGACCGGTAATACTCCGCGTCCCACTTCAGCAGCGACACGAGAATGAACCCCAGGGACATGATCCGGTCGTCGTGGCCTCCGTACCCGGCGCGGAGGGACTGTACGAACTCCTCGCCTTCCAACGACTGCATTTCCTGGACGAACCACGGGGAGCAGATCTCGATGTCGCCGTCGCGCAGCATCTTGACCAAAAGCGAGATCATCCCGTCGCGGAACCATCCGGACGCGGTGAACACGCCGATCTTGTGTGCCTGGGACAGGTTCACCTTCGTGTTGTCGATCTGCTTGTCGTTCCAGCGATGAAAGTTCGACCATCCCATCATACGGATGATGTTCTGCGGCAAGTCACCTTGCCCCTTGCACTCGATTGCCATACGCGGCTGCTGGAGTGGTCCGCCGGACGCGTCCGGGACGGAGTACAGCGTGCCGATCGCCAAGAGCAGCGGCCACGTGTCGATGGCGTTCCATTTGTCGGAGGCGAACTCCAGGACTTGCTTGTTCGGGCCGTTGAGACTGTACTTGCGAAGACCTTCGATGCATGTCCGGTCTTTGCCGATGCCGTCCGCCGTGTCCTCGCCGAACCCGTAGGTTTCGCCTTCGACAGGCATCTCGTAAATGTAGATCTTGTCGAGACCGTCGTCGAGCGGTACCGGTTTCAGCGGGACGAGTGACAGCGGGACACGGGTACCGACGACGGCTTCGGTGTTCAGTTCGATGATCGGCTTGTTGGGGTCGATGGAAAGACGGTCCGGCTGAAGGCGCGGGTTGACGATTTCGGGAGGTCCGACGAGGCCATAGATACCCACTGGCAGGATTGCACTCGCGTTGTCCCGGTAGAACGTGATTGTCTCTGTTGAGAACACAGAGATATTCGTAGACTGGAACGCCTCATCGTCATTCGCTGGCATTTCTTGAAGAAACGTGTTGAGCTTATTCCTCTGGACCGCTTCATCGCGATAGCACTCGTAAAACCAGATCTGCCACAGCGACATCTCCCAAGTGGAACCGAGCCGCTTCAGCAAGTAATCGGTTTTCTCGACATACGCCTTCGCCATCTTCGCGTGGTGGAGCGCCCAAGGAGCCGCGTTCGCCGGGTAGTCTGGCGGCATCGGGTGCGCCTTCTTCCACCCCGGGTCTGGCCAGAGTTCACCGACAAACCACGGGAGGAACAACGGGCGAAGTCGGGAACGGCGCTCCGGCCATCCGCGCTTTGAGTTGTTCCATGTATCATTCCACCAATTGTTCATTCCCTTCGCAGTTCCTTCAAGGACAAGGAATGTACCGGGATCGTTGTGCAATGCAACAAGAAGTGAAGAGTCAATCAGGTCACTGACACGTCCTTCGTCGAACTCAGCGAGTTCCGAAATGTGAGCACGAGTCGGCGTCGTACCGCGCGCAATACCCGTCGCCTGTTGCCCATGCTGAAGTGTGATCGCTGAATCCGTGCCGAATTCCAGAAACTTGTTCTCGCGCCTGTGTACTTCGCTTGGACGCATCCAAAAGGGAAGACGATCCAAAGTGAAGTCATACATGTCGAACAGGAGGTTCGTCTTGTCTTCTGTGCAACTCGCGACAAACGCGTTAATATGCGCGAAGAAAACAACATCGTGCAGGATGATAAGCGAGATCTGCCGCGATAACCCAAGTTGGCGTGCCTTCAATAGATCGAGCAGTGTCGCAATCCCCTCCTCTTCCATCTCGGCACAGATATCCAGAAAGATTTGTTGGCTCGGCCACGGGTCCATCTTCACCGGTCGATTGCCTGCGAGTATGTACGCGTAGCGAGTCTGCCAGTAGTTGAAGTCAATTGTGCAAAGTGCGCGCTCATTAGCGATCCACTGTACTTCGTCTGGTTTTAGTGTCTTTCGCCAGTGCTTCGTCGGATTTCGACGGGAGACGTAGTCGCGCGGCTCGCCGGCCTTGCCGAGAATCTTGAAGGTGTACAGATTCGGGATCTTCGTCCCGTCCCAGGGTTCGATCAAGGTGTCCAGGTGGGTCTTGGCTCGGTCGCACTCGATGGGGGTATGGCGGACCGGATCGAAGGCGGCAGACGGGGACGTCGTACGGCGGTCTTCGATCCAGCGGGAGAGGTTCTGATCGACGATGCGGCGGGAGAACAAGTTACGAACCGTCCCGCTGCACAGCAGTAGCTATCGCGTCACCAATGTCCGATCTCCCCATATCGCGAGCGATCATAGCGGCGTGATCTAACGCAATGTCGCGGCCTTGGATAAAGGCGGCGCGGCGTCCGAAGGCCCCACGCCACCAATTGAAGAACGGAAGTGTAAGGTTATGCCAATTAATTGCCATTCTGCTTGCTCCTTGGTTATTCAAGACAACGGACAATTTCGATAGCGTCGTGATTGTGGTACAACAGTCGCAGGTGACGGAGACAACGCCGCCGGAAATACGGGCCAGGAAGTATCCACGCGCCACACCCAGTACAAATCCCCACGGGCGGGTCTACGTCACTCTTCGTCTTCGTCTTCATCGTCTTCTTCCTGTGTAGACTCTACACCGACACCGACCGACACCACCGCCGCATCCTCCGGACCGGCCAGTAGCCGCGACATCGACACGACCTCCGTGTCCATGTCCGCTAATTCTACCCCGCCGCCCAGCAGTCCCCGTGGCGCCGGAATCGGTTGGCCGCTCATGATCGCGGTCTGCTGCCGCTGGTCGTAGTTGATCGTCATGCCTTTCTTGTCCGGCAGCGACCCGGTCGCGCGCAATAGCAACTCCCGGTCCTTGTACCCCTTCGCCGTCTTCGCCTGCTGCGCTGTCTTGTCCAGGACCTCCGGGAGCGCGATGGCGCTGATGAGACTCGTCTCCGCTGCCTTCGACTCCCAGATTACCGCGCAGACCTTCCCGACGAGGTCACTCGGCTTGATATTCACCAATTCGCACAGTTGTTCCGGGACGTGCGCGTTCCGGTCGCGCGGCGTCAACGCCTGGTACGCGGCGACGTACCGTGCCATGTCCTTGTCGCCGTTACGCGCGCAGAGATCGACGTACTCGATGTAGGAACGGAAGCCGCCGTGGAGCTTGCGGAAGATAATCGCGAGCGGGGTGCCTGCGCCGAGTGTCTTGGATGTGCGGCGACGGACCGGAGGGGCAGGGAGGACCGGCTTCGGCACGGGCGGCGGATTGTCGGTCGCGCGCTTCGACTTGCTACCGCCGCGCTGCCGCGAGCGTACCGGCCTCTCGGAAGACTTTCGGCCAGTCGATTTGTTCGTTCGGGTGGACACGTCTACGCTCCGTTTCGAAGGCTACAAGACACGCGTCGAACGCCTCGGAGTCCGGCATGACTCCGAAGAACTCGCGCGCCCACCAGTCCCGACCGCGCTTCTCGTCCTCTGCCGCCTGGAAGTCGCCGACTCGTAAGTCGGAGGGTTGTGCTTGGTATACCGGCGGGGAGCCCGAGGTGTCTGGCAGGACAGGGGACAGGCGTTCGGCGGCTTCGACCAGGCGGCGGAGGAGTGCGGCGATCTCGCCCAGGACGGAGACGAGAGATGAGAAGTCGGCGGTGAAGGAAAGGAGGGACATTGGGGCGTATATCGAACCTACCGGCCTAATGCCAGGGCTTCAGACTGGTCAAGTGTCACGGCGCGGCCGTCGATCACCTTTCCCCATCCCTCTCGTCCTGTCGTACAGTCAGCCCCAAGTGGAACCCACCCCCGATCAAGCAGAATCTTACGCGTAGGATCAACAGGTTGAAGAACCGACAACTCGGTGAGCAGCGCGGCTAGTACTTGAATATTGAGGCGTGGGCGCGGCATCTTTTACCTCCGTTTACGGGCGTTTCGACTTTGATGTAGATTCTACACCGGCCGGGGCGCTGCCTCCGGTCGGCGGTGCGGCGGGGGTCGCCGACTGCTTCGCGTCCGCCGTGACCAACGAGAGCACTTGGTCCTGGAAGTCAACGAATTCCTTGCGAAGTGACGGCAACTCCCGCAACATTTCCGCAAATAAGTCTTCACGCAGTCTAGACAGCAGTCTGGTGTACTGCGTTTCGATGGTCTCTTCAGGCACTATGCGGACCGCCGGGTCGTACAGCACCCGGACGTTCGGCACGACGTCCTTCCCCTGACGGCGCGTCACCGGTACGGTCGCCTGGAACTGCCCCTCGAAGTGGAAGCAGAAGCAGGTCAGACTACCGTCTTCCGGGTCCTGCGCCATGACGACGCCGACGATCTCGCGGTCGCGGTGCTGGAAGGCAATCGTGCTGCCGACGGATATGACGGGGAATGGCTGGGTCATTTGCATTTACCTTTCTACCTCTCACCTTCCCAATTCGGCGGCAACGGACTCCCGTCCGACCCGCCGTGTTGCTTGTGCGACAGCCGCTCCCGGGCGCCGCCGTGCGCCAGTCCCGCCCGCCCGAAGTCTTGCTTGACGACCGTCGCGTTCGGCAGGATGCCGCTCTCCCCCGTCCGGTCGATCTTGCCGTACGACGACTCGACTGTCCGGCCGGTGAGACGGTCCTCGGTGAACGGCAGGTGTTTGACGCGCGACGGCTGCACCGTGCCGAGTCCGTGTTCGTCGCGGATCTGGTCGGGCGGCTGGCCACCCGGCATCGGCGCGGCGTTGATGTCGAGGGACAGCGACGTGACCTCCGCCGGCGCGGAGTCGTCCGCCGGGACAGACGTCGTAATGTCCAGGACGTCGTTAATCGTCTGTGTGTCCGGGTTGCGCTTCTCCGCGTAGGACTCCAGGACGACGGACAGGCGCATCCGGACGTGCGGAAGCGTGATGTGCCGCTGGAGGTACACGACGGAAGACAGGAGATCGACGAACCGGCGGGTCAGGATCTCGCGGATCTCTTCGCCGTCGAGTTCGTTGTAGACGAGGTGGGAGGGGAGTGGCATTGGAATTAACTCTCGGAGTCAGTAAGGATATCAGCGTCCTCTTCGAACTCGGCGCAATCACACCCGGCGCTGTCGCACGAAGTCCGCCCCGAATACTCCTCGCCGTAGTCATCGCCCATGTGTTCACCTCGAACATGCCCGCATGTACACGTCATACGGACACTGTACCTGAAGCGTAATGTTGCGCGCAAGTCCAAATTAGATTATTGTTGCTCTGTGCCTTGTTTGGTGTTTAACGCACATGCGGAAGACGCACTTGAATGGATCGAGCCGGAAAGTATTAATTGCTGCGTTACATCCCCTCCATATTGGGGTCTACGGAACTACGGTGTAAACGGCCAAATTGGCATGGAGGAGACACCAGAAGAGTACACGTTCCGTATAGTATCTATTTTTGCTAAAGTCCGGCGCGCACTGCGCGCAGACGGGACACTTTGGCTAAATCTAGGAGACTCCTACACTAGCGGGGGTAGAGACTACCGAGACGCGGGCAAATCGCAGTATAACGGAGGAAATACTGGAGCGTACAGTGGGCTACAGACTAAAGGAACAAGACCCCCTGTACCAACTGGTTTAAAGTCCAAAGATCTCGTTGGAATTCCCTGGCGGGTCGCTTTTGCCCTTCAAGCGTCCGGATGGTACTTGCGCACCGATATCATTTGGTCGAAACCTAACGCGATGCCGGAAAGCGTACGTGACCGCCCGACACGAAGTCACGAATACCTTTTCCTACTGTCGAAGTCAGAACGGTACTATTACGACGCAGACGCCATAAAAGAAGACGGTTGCGCGGACTCCGCAGCGCGACGGAAACGGCAAGACAACCGAAGTAAGGACGGGTGGGCAGAAGCACATCACGGGAACCCTCCGTTAGGTCTTGCACAGAAACGGGACAAACAGCGCGGGCATTCGCGTTGGCACGCCGGATTCAACGACAGGTGGGACACATTAACTAAAGAAGAGCAGTGCGCAGTCAAACGCAACAAGCGAGACGTCTGGACTATCGCCACAAGACCGTACCGAGGTGCCCACTTCGCTACGTTTCCGCCGCAGCTGGTTGAACCGTGCGTGCTTGCCGGATGCCCTCCTGGAGGTACGGTGCTTGACCCATTCGGAGGCAGTGGCACCACAGGAGAAGTCGCAGAAAGGAACGGGCGAAACTCGATCTTGATCGAGTTGAATTCAGACTACTGCGCGCTTATTGAGAAGCGCACAGGGTACGCCGCCGTATGATGGACTTCACACCGCGAATCGACGACTTGTGCGGGTTCCTCGCAGACTCCTACGGGCTCGTCGGCGCGACAGACCCGGAGAGCGACACGCGGCTCGCTGTCGAACTGCTCCTAGCGAGTCTCCTGGTCTTCTCCCCGGAGTGTCCGGCGGCGCGGATGTCGCTCTGCCTCGACACGGAGTGGATGTCTGTCGATTGCTCGCGAGCTTGGTTCGCGTTCGGCGGCCTCACGGCGCCGCGCTCGCTCGCAGTGATACGGTCGGTCCGGCCGAGGGGAGTAGAGCAGACGGTCGCCGCGTGGGACGCGTTCGACCAAGGAGCAAAGTACAAGTTCCCCCGTCTGTACGTTGACCCGGACAGCCGGACAGCGTGGAAGTGGCACCCGAGGGCGCGGACACCGGCCGGGCCGCTGGCGCAGACAATCGACCGGGCGCTGCATGTCCGGGTGCGGACGCCGAAGTCGCTTGCGTCGCTTGCGCTCGGCTCGAACGACGACTCGCGTCGTTCTCGCCTCGCTTACCTGACACGGAAGGTAGTCGAGTCGGAAGTCCGGCAGGCGGCGATGCCGAAGACCACCGCGACGCGCGAACTCGCTTACTACACGGAACTCTGCGTCCGCGCCTGTGGAATGTCCTACCCGGGGTATCGCTTCGACTGGGTGTGGCTCGCATCCGCGTGTGCTTTTGCCTCCGCGCGCCTGGCGGCGCTCTACGGCAAAGCACACGCGGATGCTCGCAGTCAGGCGAAGGCGGCACGCGTGCTCACTTGGCAGCTGCCGCCCTGGACCGCGTGGATCATTGGACAAGCGAACGACGCGACGGCGTTCGAGCCGCGGCAACTTGTGGCGCTCGGCGGGTATGACCGCGAGACGGTGCGGCGCGACGTCCGCCGGCTGGTCGATGCGGGTGTATTGCACACCGTCGCGAAGGGTACCTACCGGACGTATAAAGACGAGACGCCGGCGTGGGGCGCGCTGCTTTCCGGGGTGTGGGAGTGACGGCGGCGGTGTAGGCGTCTTCGCTCGCAATCGGTCTTGCCTGTCGGCAATCCCGATTGCTCGCTTCGAGACAAGCAGACGTTTCGCAGTGCGAAACACCCGACCTTGCTCAGCCGCAGAGCGACAGAGGACGTGCGCGGAGCGCACGGACGGCGTCGATCAAGGCACGCCAGCAGACGGTCAGGAGTGCATCCTCGCGATTCGACTTCAAAACTTGAATTCCTAATTTCGACTCAAAGTACAAATTAACTCCCGGCTGGTTTGGAGTTTCATGTGCGCGCGGTCAGGCCGCGCCAGGCCGCCGGCCACCCCTGGACAATCAGGCGCGCGGCGCGTATCTCGCTGTCTCTACTCGGGTTGCCGGTCGCCTTACGGCTGACCGTCAACCCTCGTACACATACCGACGCTATTGCATCTTATCGACGGTACCGGGCGAGTTAACTATAGTTAAGTCTACCTACCGACCGGTCGGTAGGGACGCGTGGCCTGGCTGTCCGTGCCCTTCCGCGTGGGCGCTCGAGCGCCCGGCTGACGGCACCGGCGCGCACCGGCCCCAACCCCCGGACGGCTAAACGATACCACGTCTCGATTTAGCTCGGCTAAACGGTCCGGCAGCACGGCACCTCGTCTGTCTGCTGTATTGCTCGCTACGCTGTACGGCGTACGCATGGCTTCGCCATGCTCCCTTCGTACAGCTCCGCTCGCGATCAATCCGACGGACCATCCGACGGCCACCTGGCACACCCGGCCGGCATGTAGACTCTACACGTACACACTTTCCCGACGATATCGTATATTTATTGTTGACACGCTGTCCACATTGCGGTACGCTTGTCTTGTACCTGAGGAGGTACAACATGATGACGAATCAGACAAAGCAGCCGAACACCTGCGTATACGATGTCGTGGTAGGGAATGTCGGAACTGTGCATACCGGTCCCGACATGCGCGCCGCAGTACTCTGCTACAACACGTATGTTGATCGGAGTAAAACCGGTCATGGCCGTTGCGCCAACGAATCGGTATACCTCATGGAAGACGGTAACCCGATCATGGAACATCAGGGTAGCGCCGACGATGAAGTAGGCGGTGTACTGTGAACAACCAACTGCACACTCGGTCGGCCGGAAGTCTTCCGTCCCGTTGGGCACTCCGCACGTATGACGTGTGGGGTAACGCCAAGGACGGTTGGGAAGTGAACGACACGCGCGACGCTGGCGAAGTGGCGCTGCGCATACCGCAGACACGGTACAACGTCGGCCTCACTAGCTTGACCTACAAATGCCGTGACATCGGGTACGGCGTTGAATCCGGTCACTGCTTTGGGGAGTGGACTGGCGAAATGGACACTTGGGGTAAGCGGACGTTCAAGCGGACAGATGACGTACTGCTGTACCTCTTTCCGGATGAGATCACGAAAGAGGAGTCACAGGAGTTCGTCGGCGCCGCCCCGTCCGACCGTCAAATCAAGCGCGCGTTCGGCGTCACCTGCCGAATCGAGACAGATGGCGACGATACGCACATCGAAGTGAATCGAGCGCGCGACGGTTACCCCATCGGGGAGATGACGTGTGTCTCACATGAGAGCCTGTCTCCGGTGAGAGCGAAAGCGGAGGTCAAGTAGCCATGGACTACGGATTTAACTTCCAAGGTGCTGTATTCACTCCCGGCGGCCGCGCGGACATCGCGCCGGCGGACGTCGCAACAAGCAACCAGGCGAAAGAACAAGTCGAGCTGGACTGGCTTAGGACACACCCGGAGAAAGTGTTCCTGTACGTCACCCAAAGTCCCACCTGGAAGATTACGACTTGGCCCGGGACGGTCATTGACGCGTGCCCGTATGTCGGGACGAAACGCTTATTCCGCGTGTTTGGCGCGCGCACTACCAGACGTGCCGTCGAATGCCGTATCTTCGGCGCCCGGTACGTCGGATGGTACTTCGAATCGAGCGGAGACTATTGCCGGTTGAGGAAAGCGAAACGGCAGTAAGCCCCGCGCCGCGCTCCGACGGTCCCCACGTTCGGGTGTCTGACAGACAGTCTGACGGACACTCCTACGCGCGTATCGTTTGCGCGAAAGGAAGAAAGGAACACCGATGCAGCTACAACACGTCATGGGGGCAAAGTTAACTTTGGACTCCGGCGAAACGCTCATCCTGGAACGGCTGGGCAAAGGGCAATTCCACACTTGCTACGTAGACCGCACCAAAGGGCAGGTGTACGCGGTCACTATCGACCGTGACGGGAGCGAGGATCACTCCAAAGAGATCCTGTCTCATCCGCAACTCGGCGTAGACCCAAACCCGCACATTCCGCCAGTAGAGTACCTGGGATCTATCGGCGGCGGTGACCGTCGCGTCTATCGAATGCCGTTGTACCAGCCGTTGCGTGCACAACATAAGCTGGCATGGGAGCAATTCCGCGCGTTGGTCGCAGCGCGCGAAACTGCCTGGAAAATGACCGTCAAAGAACTCCACGGCAAAATGCGGCTTTCAGACTGGGGATTCACGGTCAATACGCACACCTGCACACTCATGGACAGCCCGGCGGTATCCGGAGACTTGCGCGACGCGCTGTGGGATATTCGCGACGCAGCGTCTAACTACGGCCAGTCGTACTGCATGGAATTCTCGAAGCGGAACTGTATGGTTGACGGCAACGGCAGACTCATTCTGTTGGACGTGCTGTTCAACCTGGAAGCTGTCGAAGCGATACAGAAAAAGAAAGAACGGAGGACGGCATGAAACGACCCGACGGCATGAAGCCTGTATCGGTGTGCGAAAGCGATTCGTTAGTCTGGCGTGTTGAACTGAACCCGGAGGTGTGGGAAGCCGGACAGCGCCTTGTCACGGAAGCAGAATACGCGCGTATTCAACAGTTGATCGAGTACCGGAAAGAGTTACAACGGTTGCTCGCTGAAATTGACACGCGCCCGGAGTACGAACCGTTGGAGGAATCATGCGACAACCCTACAGCGTAGACTGGAACGCCCTCGGAATCGATCCGGGACAAGACTTCCACACGCTCACCGGGCAGCAGGTAGACGCGCTCTTGGCCGAAGCGGAACGCCTGCGGTACCGCAAGCCGAAACACGCATTCGGATCACGGGCGCGCTACTTTCATGCACGCCTGCAACGGGAATACCAGAAGACCGGCAAAGACAGGAAATAAAGCACAAATGGACAACGCACAAGTACCACTTCAAACTCAAACTAAAACGCTCTACAAACTGACAGACTCCACCGGCTGCACACGCGGCGGTACCCTCTGGGGACCTGGTGTCACACGCACCGCAACCGGCCGCGCAGATCAGCCGCTCTGTTCCGACGGCTGGATTCACGCATACGAACACCCGCTGATTGCGGTACTGCTGAATCCGATCCATGCGAACTTTACCGAGCCTCTACTTTGGGAGGCGGAAGGTGCGGTCGGACTGCGCGACGGGTTGCTCAAATGTGGTTGCCGTAGCCTCACTACGACGCGTCAACTCCCTTTGCCGGAAGTCTCGACGGCACAACGTGTGCGCTTCGCAATTGCGTGCGCGTGGCCACTGTATACAGACGGGTCATGGCGCAAATGGGCACTTGACTGGTTATCTGGTACAGACCGAACGGAGGCGCGGGCGGAGGCGGCGGCGCGGGCGGCGGCGCGGGCGGCGGCGCGGGCGGCGTGGGGTCGAGCACCCTCGACAACGGCACCGAGACCCGCTCGCCCGCGCTCACCCTCGACGACGCGCAGGCCCTCCTCGACCCCGTCAACGCGCCCGATGTCGCCGCCGTCGCCCCCGTCGTACAGGCCTCCTCGGTGACCGCAACGTACGCGGGGGCGTCGCACACCGTCGGTACGTTCAACGGC